AATTCGGAAACCCTCACATTACTAAAGATGGAGTAACTGTAGCTAACAGTATATTACTTTCGGATCCTGTAGAAAACTTAGGATGTAGTATATTAAAACAAGCCTCCCAGAAAACAGCATCAGAAGCTGGAGATGGTACAACAACTTCATGTGTACTTGCTAAATCTATTATAGACAAATGCTTTTTAGAGATAGACAACATAGAAAATGTTAACCAGGCTAAAAGTGGAATAGAGTATGCAGCAAAACAAATTGTTGAACAATTAAAAGGATTTACTAAAAAAGTAAACGATAAAACACTTTCTGAAGTTGCTACCATATCAGCCAATGGGGATTCTTATCTAGGTGAAATGATTTCTGATGCATATGTGCAAGTAGGAAAGAACGGAGTAGTAACAATGGACGACTCCACAACAGGACAAGACTACACCGAGATAACTAACGGAACTCGTATCAAAAGAGGATATGGTACTCCCTTTAGTGTAAATAATCTTAAAAAGAAAACAGTAGAGTTCAATAATCCACTTATTGTTATAAGCGATTCTAAGATCGATATGCACGATAGATTACATTTTGCTTTCGAACAATCAATAAAACAAAAGAGACCTCTACTAATTATAGCTGATCTAGACGATAGGGTTAAGCTATTTATAACTCAAAACATAAATAAGAAAAATTTAACAGCAAACTTTTTTAGCCCAGAAGGTATTGGTATAAAAAGATTCGAGCTGTTAGAAGACTTAGCACTTATGACAGGAGCTAAGATTATTTCAGAAATGTCTGGAGACTCCTCACAAAACATAGATGCTAGCTATTTAGGAGGATGTAAACAAGCTATCTCCGATTCTAATGAAACCATATTGGTATTTAATGAAAATGAAAATAAAAAGCGAGATGAAATTATTAGCTGGCTTAATAGTGAAATTAAACTAACCAAAAATAAATCTGATAAGTGGCACCTACAAGATAGACTATCAAAACTATCTGGTGGTGTAGCTACTATAAAACTATCAGGAAACTCTGAAGTTGAACTGAAAGAGAAAAAAGATAGAGTTGACGACTCCATCCATGCAACTAAAGCAGCCTTAGATGAAGGGATTGTTGCTGGTGGGGGTATAGCTCTAGTAAACCTACTAAAGAAAAAATCGGCGAAAAAGGCCCCTCGAAGCTGTGACGAATCGTTTATGACAGGTTTTGAATTAGTATGGTCATCTATTGAAGATGTGTTTTATAAAATTCTAGATAATTCTGGAGAAAAAGAAGAAGTCTTTGAACACGTCATGGATAGTAATAAAAAAGATTACGGATACGATGTACGTAATAAAAAATATGGGAATATGTTTTCTATGGGAATTATAGATCCATACAAGGTTACCAAAAACGCTGTGCTTAATTCAGCATCGGTAGCAGGAATAATACTTACAACATCATGTGTAATCTCTAATAAAAGAATCAATAAAAACTAAAATTATGCCAAAACACGATCACCACCCATTCGAAAATCAAATATTTAGCCATTTTCGAGAACAAGCAAAAAACATTAATGTAGCAATTAGTCTTTTAACTAAACAAGGATACACTGTTATAGACCTTGAAGGACAAGTTATTACTAAATGGAATATTGATGATGAAGAAAAATCAAGTATAGATTATAATAGAACACCAAAGTTACAGCAATACTAATGAAAGCAGTAGGTGATTTTATAATAGTAAAAGATCAAGAAATAGTTCAAAAAAATGAATTAGGTCTTATTATTAGCGACAAGTCAGATTTAAACATTAGATACGTTGTAGGAGAAGTAATAACCACAGGAGATTTAGTAAAAGAAGTTAAAAAAGGCTTTTTTGTTTATTTTGACAAGGTTGCCGGATCAGAATTAAGAATTAAAGGCGAAAAATACAAAGCCATTCGTGAAAGAGACGTTGTAGTTACAGTAGATAATGCTGATTCCGTTATTTGATTACGAAAAAGATAGAATTATAATGCAAACTCCCTTTGTTTTCAATGGAAGGGAGTATTTGCACTATCCAAATGGTGTAAAATTCTTTTCTTTATACCGAACCACTAGAAGAATTAACACTTTTTCAGAACTCGAGTACATTGCAGAGAAATTTATCTGGTTAAATAACGATTTCGACCTAGAAAAAATGAAAATTCACTTCAATTTGCTTTCTGACAGGCAAAATGGACACATAATTCGTACCTACGGACAAAATAGAGTGGAAAATATGGTTGAAAAAGTTTTTGACAAGAAAAAAGAACCGTATTGCCCAAAACTTAGAAAAATAATCTTCAATCCAATGAAAATTATTGATAAGAAAGAAAAAATGAGAATAGTTGGAATGCTTGTGGGTAGAAAAAATAGACCAACAAGTGAACAAATCAGTGAGGCGATTGAGGATTTATGGTTTGATAAAATAAAAATCACCACAACTTCAGTAGCCAAACACTTAAATAAATCTCGTCATCTTGTAAAATGGTACTTTGATAAAGAACAATTAAGAGTTTTAGAAAAAATTAACAAGGATATAAAAACTGAAAACGACTTAGCAAAAGCCATTGAAGCAATAGATGTTTTAACAGAAGGAGGTAATAAGCTGAAAATGAGAGAGTTAAAAAAAATAACATCAATTAGAAATTATTCTGTTTTAAAAAAAGCAATTTTTAATTATCAGAAGGGGATTTAGACCTGTTCATTTTTTCAATTACATTCTTATAAACTTTATCCATGTAGGTTTCTTTTTTAAATATAGGATTGGAAACTGTCTTTTCAGAAATAGTTTCTTCTTGAAGAAGTTTTTTATAAGTCAAACTACAAATACTTTTGGCCTTGTGGCTTAATTCATACATTTTTGCTTTAGCATACTGTTCTTTTCCTGGCCTCCACTCTTTGATCAATCCTTTTTTTATCATTTCATAAAACCTTTTCTTATCCCAAGACATAGTGTTGCCGTAATAATTAAAGTCTTCCTTTCTAAAAAAAGGCATATCATACAAGTAAAGTATCATATCAAGCTCCATAAGGGTTATGTCGTATTTTTTTTTAATATAGTAACGTACTACGCGATAGTATTTTAGAAAGTTATAATCCCTTGTTCTGGGTTGTTTTTTGAATTTTTTTCTTTTACCTCTTTTGTATGATTTGACTATCATAAATTAAATTTAAGCAAAAATAATGAAAACATATTTTATTTATCTTTGTTTCAAATTATTATTATGAAAGACCCAAATCAAAAAATCAAAGATACTTTAGGTTTTAAAAACAAACTTATAGATAAATACATGAGTCAAGGAATTGATATCAAAAGCAATTTTCCTTCTTTTACAACTAAAGACACTGTGATACAAGGTCAAAGCAATATGACTGGTCCAAATTCTCCATTAGTTTCTGCAAATAAAAATTATATGCAAAACAAAAAAAATGCAGGACTTGGAAACGCTCTACCAAACAGAAGCGTTACTATTGGTCAACCAAATAGAATGAGTTATATTATTCAAGGTTTGTACAGTAAAGATAAAATTGATAAATAATGGCGTCTAAAATAAAAAGTAGAAAAAAGGGTAATAAAATTTGTGCAGCTGGAATAGCCTGGGCAAAAAGAACTTTCGATACATACCCATCAGCTTATGCAAATATGGCTGCAAGTAAATACTGTAAAGACCCTAATTACGCAAAAGGAGCTAAAAAGAAAAAGTAATGAGTGCAAGAAGAGGTGATTCAGATAGAAGACGTAGGTCTCAAACAAAAAAGAAAAAATTAAAAAAGAAATAAAATGGAAGTCATTATATTATTATTGTTACTAGCAGGTGCAGTTACTATTTATTTTTTTGACGTTAAAAAGAAGAAACCAGAAATTAAAAAATCTTCAAAAAAAATAATTAAAGATATACCTGAAGAAAAACAAATATCTAAAAGTGAAATAAAAAAAGTTTTAAAAAAGAAATAATAATGCCAAAAAAGAAAAAATTATCACCAGCACAAATGAAGTTAGCTAGACTAGCTCCACCTTTTGATAAAATAACTGGTGCAGACTTTAAAAAATTAAGAAAAAACAAAAAAGGATAAATTATGCCAGATCCAAAGAAGAAACTAAATTCATATATTGATCAATTAGCTTTTAGAAATAGTGTTATTAAAGATTATAATAAAAAGGGTATAAACATTGTAGATAAAAAGTTTCAGAATATAAATTTTAAAAACGACACTATTGTTAAAATAAGTCGCACCCATTTAGGAGACAATAAGGCTATAAAATCATATAATATAGATAAAAAGTTTGATCAATACAATAAACTTTCAGGTAGAGTAGAATTGTCTAATGAAACAAAAAAACATAAAGGTGTACTTGGTACCAGTTATCAAACAGACACAAAAATTATTAAATATAACAAAAAAGGTCCCTTAGACAAGTTTGCTCCATATCGTACAAGAATCGATGGAACTGGACTTTATAGAAATAAAAATAACATCTCAGGAGCTATTAAAAGATATCCATAACAAAAACAAATAATTATGCCATACGGAAGCGCAACATACGGACCTAAAAAGAAAAAGGTCATGAAAAAAAAGAAAAAAGTATCTAAGTCTAAAAAGAAGTAGACGTGGGAGAGCTTAAAAAGTGGAGAGAAGAAAAGTGGGTTAGAATAGGTACCGACGGTTCTATTAAAGGAGCATGTGGTACAAGTAAAAATAAAAAAAACCCTGATAGATGTTTGCCTTTAGCAAAAGCTAGAAGCATGTCGAAAGCTGAAAGAGCAAAAACCGCTAGAAAAAAGAAAAGAGCTGGTGCAAAAGGTAAAACTGTTGTAGCCAACACAAAAAAAGGTAAAGTAACCAAGAAATATACAAAAAGATAATCATGGCGAACATTGGAACATACAGTAACGATAGTACAATAGATGCGGCAGACAAGTTAATTGGTTCAGATGGAACTTCAGGAGCAGATTCTGGAAAAACAAAAAACTATACTGTTTCATCACTAACTACACATATAGCGGCTAATTTATCAAGTCCTGTTAAAATTTCAGGATTAAGTAACGCTGCTGACGATACTGCAGCTGCAAGCGCAGGTGTTCCAGTAAACGGATTATATAGAGACGGAAGTGTTTTAAAAATTAGAGTATCATAATATGGCAGATAAAAGCAAAATGGCTTGCAACAAGCCAAGACCTTCAGATAGAGCAGGAAAAAAGAAAATGGTAAAAGCCTGTTCAGGTGGAAAAGAAAAGCTAATTCACTTTGGCGCAAAGGGTTATGGCCATAATTATTCTGCTGCTGCTAGAAAATCATTTAAAGCTAGACACAAGTGTTCTAGTGCTACAAACAAACTAACCGCTAGATATTGGGCTTGTAAAAATTTATGGGCAGGAAAAGGCGGATCCAAAAAATCATCACCAAAATCAAGAAAAGGAAAGTATTAAAACCTAATTAAAAAAAAGACTATTTTTGTTTAAAAATAAACTTCTGATGGATAAAGGTTTAGGCGATACTATTGAAAGGTTCACAAAAGCTACAGGAATCAAAAAAGCTGTAGAAACAATTTCCAAAAAAACAGGTAAACCTTGTGGTTGTGGAGAGAGACGTGATAACCTAAATAGAATGTTTCCTTATAGAAAATAATTATGCTTAGTAGAACTGCAAGATATTATAGGGATAATCCCAAAGCAAGAGTTAAGCATAGAAAGTCTAGTGCCAAAGCACAAAAGAAAAAAGAGGCTGTCAGAAAAAGAGTTGAATGTAATCTATTTAATAAGAAAAACAAAAAATCCAAAAAAGGGGATAAGCTAGATTGTTCTCACAAAAGAGGAAAATTGGTTTTAGAGTCACAAAAAAAGAATAGAGCACGAGGAGGAGGAAGTAAAAAATAGATACAATGGACATGCAACAAATTAAAATATACGCCCTTAACGCTTTCTCACTAACAATTTCTTTTACTGAAATTGAAACCATTTTAAAAATAATATTATTACTCGTATCAATAGGGTATACAATTTCAAAATGGTATGAAACTCATAAACGTAATAAGTAGTTTACTTTTTTCAACTCTTGTATTTAGTCAAGATATAAAAATCAGCGACGTTCAGAACAGCATACAGTATGGGCCTCTTGTAGGTAACAGGTCTATTACATTTGGTGTCAAAAATATATTAGAGGAGGTTGTCCAGGATAAGGGTTATGATATAAATCCAAACAGTAAAGACAGTTTATTTGTTGAGATTATATATTTTGGAAATAAAAGAACTCAAACAACAGCTGCAATATATACAATAAAAGAAAACATAGTAGAGATTATAGCTCTAGCTCAATATAAAAATAAAAAAATAAAAGTCAAAGGTATTGGAAAAGATATAAAATCATCTTTTGTTATATTAAATGAAGAGGGAGATTTCAAGCAATCAAGTGTTAGTACGGCTCTAAAAAAAATGTGTGAAAAAATCATCAAAAAATTAAAACTATGAGAAAATTATTATTTCTTTTATTACCTCTTTTTTGTTTGTCTCAAGATTTAAAACTTGATCACAGTTACACTAATGAAGCAGATTTTGAAGTTGGAGATACTATTACAATAAAGTTCAACACAATACAGGTAACTGAAAATGTAAACCCTAACTTATATATATTCGATTATGAGTATAACAATAAGCTTCTTGAAAAAATAGAACACAGGTGGAAGGTTACTGATAACGAAAGTAATAGTAACGCTCAGGTTTCTTTAAATCATTGGGACGGGTATAGTTTTAGTCCAATAAGCGATTATGAAGATAAAAACCTTTCTGATCAATATTCTTATGGTTGGGTAGGTAGAAGTGACTCTTATCCAACAAGTAGCGACTGGTCTGTAGAAAGAATAACTATACAAGACGGTGTTGGTATCACATATAACAATACTCTTGTAGAGGTTGATTTTAAAATAAAAGATAAGATTAATACAGATTATAGTGATTATAGTAATGTAACAAATCTTAACTGGATGAGAGCAGAAGACAACTCTACTTCTACTTTATATGATGTTGAAGCTATGCAAGAAAAAATTACCCTACAAGGTGTTGAAGGTGGAGATGCTGGATCTGTAACTATAAACTTAAAAACCGAAAATGATAAACCAACACACTATAAATATGATATATTTCAAAGTGGTTCAAGTGTTGCTAACGGATATTTTGATGCAAACTCACAGGCCATAGTTACCGGTTTAGAAAATAATGTTGAATATACTATAGATATTAAAGTAGATGATGAGCTTGCTTCTGATTGGTTAGATGATGTGGCAACTGTGACAGATGTTTTCTTAGTTTTTAAAGAAGCAATAGGAGCTGGAAGTTCTCCTGGAGGAACAACAAATACATTTACACATTCTATACAGTTTCTTTTAGGAGAAGTAAATAATAGTGGTAATGTTGATTTTGATGACTCTTACGTGCTTTTAAGTCACATAATGAACGAGAACATTAGTGAGTGGTTTACAAGCTCTACAAACGGCTCTAAGAACGTTTGGGGAGAAAAGACTCAGTATGGATACTCTACAAACGATTATTACTTTGGTCAAAAGAAACATTTTACTCCAACAGATTCAAACAAAGTTTTTGATTTTGGACATGGACTTATAGGTGATGTAGACTTTTCTCATTCATTTGAACCGATTAGTCAAGAAACAGAACCAAAAGCTCAAGTTGTTAGAAATAATACAGAAAATTTAGATTTAGATATTTCAACAAGTTTAGTGAATGGCAAGGTTGAGATGATTGTGAACATTGAAAAAGAAGACATTGCAGGTATGCAGTTTATTATTGAGTATGATAAATCAATACTAGAGTTTGAAGAAGTTAAGTTTAATACAGGTAATCTGCTTACAAATTTTGCTTCAGAAAGAGAAAACAAAATATACTTTGGAAGTATTAGTGTAGAAAATAATGAGAATATTAAAGTAGGTGAGCCATATAAAATTGTATTTAATCCAAAACAAACAATTACAAATACAGCTGGACTTGTTTATTTTAAAACAACAGACGCTGTTACTGATACAGGAAAGAAAATAATTCTAAAAATAAAATAATGAAAAAACTATTTATACTATTACTGTTTATCTCTTGTACTACGGAAGTATATGATGAGCAGCCTATATTAGAAATACCAGAATCTTTATTTATTCAAGAGCCCAGTGGATTAAAACTTGAAAACTATGTTGTTCAGGATAAGGTGAGGATAAACACTAAACTTTCTTCTGATGGTGAGTATAGAATTAAGATTATAGACTTTACTAATACAGTTGTGAGTCAAGAAATAATACAAGGAAAGCAGGGAGATAACATTTTAAATATATATGTAAACTCACTACCCGTTAGTTCTTACACTGTAGAATTATATACAAAAAATAATATCTTTGTAGGAAGACAAAATTTTTCAATGAATTAAATTATATGAATATACTTAAACAAAAAATGAGCGATTACAAAACGGTTGATATAATAGTCAAAACATGGTTATGTGTTTTGGTAGCTATGTGGGTTCTTGGTATGGGACAATTATTATTTCACATCATATCAAATCCTTCAGTAATAGATAACGCTAGCTTTGGAGTGTTTGACACTTTAGGTTATTAATATGGAAGAAAAAACTAACATATTAGAAGAATTTAAAAAGCAAATTGTAGCAACTGTAGGTATTATTATTACAGCGGCTGGAGGACTTTTTGTGGCAAACATGGAAAATATCTTTACACCAGAAGAAGATTCTCCACCACCTACAATGGAACAAACAATAACTATACCTCCAAGTGCTGTAAAAGATACTTTGGTTATAACTAAAACGGTTATAGAAAAACCAAAAGAAAGAGAGATAGATTGGTAAAATGAAAAAATATATATTATGTGCGATATTTGTATTGGTTGCGGACTTTGTATCTAGTCAAGTTATAGGAAAGACTTCGACAGAAGACTATGTAGCTAGCTTTGAATCTAGAGAATCTATATGGAGTGTACCTGAGTATAATGGTGACCCTGTATCGGTAGCTCTATTAAACATTGGTGTTACAGAAGAAATATTAAATCAATATCCTGAACTTGGAGATTATAGAGTAGGACTTGGTTTAACTAATATTACTGTGGCTTTTTTAGATGAAACATTTCGTTTTGAGTTTGTAGAAACAAAAGATGAAATAAAAGATAGAATGATAAAACAGTTTAAAGCTAGTGAAAAAGGTTTTACAGCTAACGTAATAAATCCTATAGGTAAAATAGTTTTAGCTAAATATTTTTGTTATATAGAAGTATATGACTTTAGTATATCAGAAGATGAAACTATAAACTTAAAAGATGGTATTAAAAATAAATTAGTAACAAGATTAGGTCTTCAAGTAAAACTTGTAGATTCAGAAACAGGAACATACATGACTGGATCTGGTTTAGGTAAAGCAACTACTACAAGAGAATTAACTTTATTAAATAACGAAAATCTAGAGGATGTCAAGTTTAATCAATCTTCTATCGGAACTTCTACAAAAAAAGCTTTAGAAACAGCAGTAGCCAAAGTTGTAAAAAGAATGATCAGAAAGAAAATATTTGATCATTAATGAAGCGGTTACTGTTTATGCTGCTGTTTTCTTGTAGCGCATATTCACAGGTTCTCGTGCAATCATTTGCAGACAGGTGTACAGGAGAAATTAAAACGGTTTCAATACAAATGCAAGGGTACACTACTGTATCTTTCTATAACAGAACTAAAACATTTACAGCAAACGATTTTTATAGTGGAGCACTAAGAACATGGATGGAGCAAACTTATGCATGGTGGTATGCTTTATCAGCGTGCTCTACAGCTCAAACAACACAAACAACAACTCAAACCTCTACCTCAAATACAAATACCGATTCTAGTGGTTCAACAGATACTGGTGGTTCAACTGACAATTCAGGTGGTAGTTCAGACTCTGGAGGAGATAGTGGAGGAGATAGTGGAGGAGATTCTGGAGGGGGAGATAGCGATGATAATGGAGGTGGTGACTCTGATGATGGTGGTGGAGATAGTGACGATAATGGAGGGGATAGTGATGATGATGGGGGTAACGATGACTCTGATGATTCTGACGAAGGTAACGATGACTCTGAAGAAGAAGAACAAAAAGAAGAGGAAAAGGAAGAAGAAAAAGAAGAAGAGGAAGAGAAAGAAGAAGAGGAAGAAAAGGAAGAGTCTGAAGAAGATGAGGAGGAGGAGGAAGAAAAAGAAAAGAAAAAGAAAAATACAAACCCTATAATAATATCTGCTAATGTTATGAGAATGTCAGGTTTAGATGGGGGTGCTAACCAAGTTATAAGTTTAGGGTTTGCTCAATCATCTATGAACGGGCAGTATAACTACTCTGCAAATATGATGATATGGGATAACTTAAAACAGATAAGCTTGACCGGATCAAGAGGTCATACTTTTCACAGATACGATAAAAAAGTTCCAATAATAATAAGAGAAGATGGAAAAGAATATGTGTTTGGTCATTTTTACGACAAAGGCAGTATAGCTAACGTACAAACACTTTCGGTGGGTTTAATGTACATGTACGGTGTTTATAATTTATCTACAGGAATTAGTAATGTTTATATAGGTCAGAAAGAAAATAAATGGAAGGGTGTTGTTGGAGGGTTTTCTATTTCAAACAATATACTCTATAGCAAAGGAGAGTTTAACATTATGCCGTCCTTAGTTTTTTTTGGATTAAAACCCATATCTTTGAAAAGATTTACAATATCACCAATGTTGGCTACAGCATTAACACCAATTAGTTATAGTAGCTTAGATGATAGATTTGTATTTAATAAAGATGTTTTATTTGTTGGAGGTTCAAACTTTGACTTTACTTTAACTAAAAACTTTAGAGCTAATATTGGCTTTAATGTTGCAAAAAGTACAAATGAGTTTCCTTTAACATATTCAATAACAATAGGAGGTAAATTTAAATTATGAAAAAAATAAGTCAACACATTAGCTACAAAGAAGCAACAAGAAGTGTAACAGCTATGCGATTAGGTATAGACAATACTCCAAACGAGTATCAGTTACAAAACATGGAATTAATTGCAGAAAAAATATTCGAACCATTAAGAGAAAAAGCAGGAGGTCCAATAAAAATCAATTCGTTTATGAGGGTTGAAAAATTGAATCAAGCGATTGGGGGGTCGAGCCGATCACAACATTGCCAGGGAAGAGCAATTGACCTGGATGATACGTATGGTTTTATGACTAATGCAGAGATGTATAATTACATTAAAGAAAATTTAGACTTCGACCAAATCATATGGGAATTTGGGACGGATGAGAATCCAGACTGGGTACATGTAAGTTATGTAGATGCTGATTCAAACAGAAAAAGATGTTTGAAGGCATACAAAGACAATGGAAAGACAGCTTACAAAGTCATCTAAGTTTTTAAGTATATTTGCGTATTATGTCAGATAAGAAAAAATTTAAAGATTCTACTGTAGGAAAATTATTATTTGGAGCAGCTTCAATGATAAATCCTACTTTAGGAAAAGTACTAAGCGGTGTAACTTCACCACAAGAAGCTATAGCTGAGATAGGTAAATCTAAAATATCCCCAGAAGACAAAATTAAGCTTCAACAAATGATTTACGAACAGCAAAATAAAGAAATGGAAGCTGTGTCTTCAAGATGGAAGGCAGACCAAATGAGCGATTCATGGCTTTCGAAGAATGTACGTCCGCTAGTTTTAGTATGGTGTATAGTTGTTTTTAGTTTTGCAGGTATATTAGATAGTGTTGAATCTATACCATTTCATATTGGAGAAACATGGAACGATACCTTTGAAAAAGTTATGATGAGTGTTGTTTTAGCATATTTTGGAGGAAGAACGGCTGAAAAGTCTACAAGTTTATTCAAAAAGTAATGGCAAAGTTAGTTTTATCTACTTATATAAAACCAAAAAAAACTAAAAGACCTGGATGTCATTCTAAAAATGCAAGTAGAGGTCAAAACAAATATAAAAAAAAGTATATAGGTCAAGGTAGATAATTAAATCTATTAAAATCTTATCTTTGCAGATAAGTATTAAACATATATGGCATCTATAAACGTTTACCCTTTAGATACTCTTATTACAAAAAACGATAAAGTAATAGGTACTGATTCAACTGGAACAATTACTAGAAACTATTCTTTTGAAAAAATAGCAGACTTTTTTAATACCAGCGGTAGAATTCAGTCTAATTCTTCTAGGTTTGTTTTTAAAGGTACATCAGCTGAAAAAGCATCTGGAACTATATCTTTAAATCAAAACGTTGTTACAAAAAATTTCTCTGATATATCAAATATTGTATTTAGTAAGTTTGACACTTTAGGCACTAATATTAGTTCTATTTATGAGTTTTTGGAAGGTTCTAGAGTAGTAATTCAAAAAGCTTCAGACACGTCTGTTTTAGGTATTTTTGATTGGGTAACATCAACTGTTGACGAAAATGATTCTAATTTTTATAATATAGTTTTATCTCATGTAGATTCAATAGGTGCTATCGAAGACGAAGAAGATTATTTAGTATATTTGCTTCAGTATGATGTTGCTGCTAGTAACGACAAGTTTTTTTCTCAAACCATTAGTATTGCGCAAAATCCTTGGACAATAAATCATAATATGAATAAGTTTCCAGCAGCGACAATAGTTTTGTCAACAGGGCAGAAGGGATACGGAGATGTTACATATGTTGATAATAATAATTTAACAATAAGTTTTGCTGGAGACGAATCTGGTAAAGTGTATTTAAACTAAAAGATTATGGCTATACCGTTTTTAAATAATATTAACCTTGATGACAATCAGTTATTAAATGCTAAATTACATGTAACCTCATCAGCTCCTACATCAGGAAAAGGACAAATATATTTAGATTCAAGTAGTGGTGTAAATAAACTTAAGTATCACAATGGAACAGCTTTTGTAATAGCTGATGCAACTGTCTCTGCTTCTTTTGACACTTCTGATGGTATAATTACATTTACAACCAGTTCAGGAGAAACATACACAGTAGATATAGACGGAAGGTTTATAAAAGATTTTATTGTAGCAGGCGATTCAGGAGATGACCAAACAATATCAAATGGAAATACATTAACCATTGCAGGTGGAACTGAAATAGAATCTGCAGGAAGTGCAACAGATACAATAACAATCAACCACAGTGATGTAACAAGAACTAACACAACAGGCTCTGCGTTAACTCCTGATTTTGGAGGTAATGTTGATGTTATTACTGGGGTTACTTCAAACGCTAGGGGTCACATTACAGAAGTTACAACTACTAATATTACTATACCTGAAAACGATAGTGTAGATGTGACAGGTGTTGACACGGATGCTACTTATTATCCAACATTTGTTAGCGGAACAGGAGATGTTGCTATTAATATAGATTCAAACGCATCTAATAAACTTTCTTATAACCCTAGTACACAAACCTTAACTGTTAAAAACTTAACCGTTCAAGGAGATCAAACAATATCAAACGAAACTATACAAATTGTTGAAGATAATATAATTAGGTTTGAGGGTACAACAGCAAATGACTTTGAAACAGATCTTACGGTTGTAGATCCAACAGCAGACAGAACAATTACTTTACCAGATGAATCAGGTACGGTTGTATTAAATGCATTTAAAACAGTTTCAGCTGACACTAATAGTGCTGTTGCAGATAGTGCTACAGACACTCTAACAATAGCAGGTGGTAATGGTATAACTACAGAAGCCACAGCTAATTCAGATACAATAACAATAAATCACGATGACACATCGTCTCAAGCTTCAGTAGATAATTCAGGCAACACTGTAATTCAAGATATTACTTTAGATACTTATGGACACATTACCGGTATTGCTTCTACAACAATAGTAGTTCCCTCAGACAGAGAATTTGCAGTTGCTTTAGACGCTACAGAAAGCTCGGTAACTAAATCTACAAACACTTATACGGTTACACATTCTTTAGGCAGTAGAGATGTTATGGTTGAAGTTTATCATGCTACTAATTACGATACTGTATTTGTTGATATTGCAAGAGATACTACAGACACAATAACCGTTGCTTTTGCTTCTTCTGTCACAGACGGCGACTACAGAGTCTTGATCAAGAAGATAGGATAATTTAGTATCTTTGCACAAAGCATACTTTTATGGCTCAAAAATTTAAGAATCAGATTGATGCACAAGAGGGTATCAAAATCACAAATGAATTATATGATGGCAGTAATGCTGCTGGAAGTTCTGGCCAAGTATTATCATCTACAGGAACAGGAACACAATGGATAGATTCTAGTTCAAGCACAGCAGAAAGAATAGAGGTTACAGTTAAAAACGTATCAGGTGGTTCTTTATCAAAAGGAACTGTAGTTCATGCAGCACCAACAGCAACACCACCAAGTGGAAATGTAATAGAGGTTATTAAAGCAGATGCAAATGATGCAGCTAAAATGCCAGCTATTGGTGTGCTAAACGAAACTATTGCAGATGAAGCTGAAGGCGCAGCGGTTATGTTTGGAGCTGTTTCAGGAATTGACACATCTAGTTTTACTATTGGTGATGAGCTATATGTATCTACAACTGCTGGTGCGTTTACAGCTACTAAACCAACTGCAAATGATGAATTAATTCAAAAAATAGCAATAGTTATAAAATCTCATGGAAGTAATGGATTAATAAAAGTATTTGGTGCTGGTAGGTCAAATGATGTGCCAAATAAAATTGATAGAAACGTAACTTTTGCAGGAAATATTAGTATTGAATCAACATTACCAAGAATTAATCTAACAGACACAGATAATAATGATGACTGGAGTATTTTTAATAACAATGGAACTTTTAGAGTTTATAATGCAACTGATTCTGCAGATTCTTTTAATATAGATGGTAATGGTAATGTTGGTTTTAATGTGATACCAGAAAATTCATCTGGTACATGGAGAAATTTAGTGTTTGGTAGTTTAAGTATGTTTGCAAGACCTAATAATGCAAATCCAGATGGCGGTATTGGAACAAACTTTAAGTTTACAACAGCTAGTGCAGAACAAAGAATATCAGCACATGGCACTAGCAGAATATGGTTTAATGATGATGTAATTAATTTTCAAAGGGCAGGTTCAGATACACCAAATTCTAGTATTAGTTGGGCAACACCTTTACAATTAGATTCTAGCAACAATGCAACTTTTGCTGGTTCGATTACAACTACAAGCGCAACAGGTATAAAAATAGACACAACAGGAAATGCCATATTAGAACTTGATGGTGCATCTGGAAGTACAGAAGCTATTATATTCAGACATTCTGGAACGGAAGTATCAAGAATATCACATTCAAATTCAACAAATTTAGTGTTTTCAACAGGAAGTTCTGTAACTACTGCCTTAACAATAGATTCATCTCAAAACGCAAATTTTGCAGGAGATATTACTGCAACAGGTGGCGATTTAACTTTAGGTACAGATTCAATAGCTTCAAATATTAATGCAGTTGGAGATGTTTTAGGTATCAATGTAGATAGTAATACAGGTGGTGGTGCAGGTGCTAATATTCAATTAAAAACAGCAGGTACTACACAACTTACAATTAATAATTCATCAGCAACTTTTGCAGGAGATATAATTATGGATGGCAATTTAGGAGTTGGAACAGCAGTAGCTGATTCACCAATTCATGTTAGTAAAGGTGGTTTAAATACAACTGGTCAAGATTATGGAGTGCATATTGGAGTTTTAGAATCTGGTGCTGATAGGTATTCAGCAATAGAAATAGTAAGTAATGGAGCATTATCTGGTTGGATTGATTTTTCAAATACTGATTCGGCTAATGATTACAATGAAAGAATAAGAGGGGGTGATGGCACACTTAGATTTTTTAGTAGTGGTGAGGAAGCTGCTTATATAGACAGCTCACAGCACACATATTTTAACGAGGATATAATTGTAACAAGTAACGATCATAATATAACAACTATTCAAGCTAACGAAAATTCAACACACTTTGCTAGGTTGCATTATTTACATTCTGATTTTACAACTAGCGGAACAAATATAGCTGATTCGTTACTTTTAGTTGCATCGAGTGAATCGACTGGCGGAATTGTTATTAGAGCTGACAAACCTGGTAGTGAAATTGTTTTTGCTATTGGTGATTCAAGTATTGAGAATACAGTAATGAAAATCACTGATGGTGCTAATGGAGTTGAGTTTTTTCCAACTACAACAGCAGAGGGTGGTCATATTGCATTAAGAGCCGATACTGATGGAAGTTATAGGTATGCAATAGATAATTATAATGATACAGTAAGAATTGTAAGACAAGCTGATGCCGATGCAACTGGTGGTTTAGTTGTAGCTAGTGTTGATGAAAATGGTGATTTTAGTGTAACTAGAGATTTTGTAGCTGGGCGAACTGGTTATTTTACAAGTAATTCAACTGATTCTAGAGTTCTATATTTAGATCAACATGCAACTGATGCTGGTGGCATTGTACAGTTTAGAGATGAGAGTGACACTTATACTTGGGAGGTTGTAGCTAGGAATAATGAATTTTATATTTATAATAATGGATTAAGCAGACAAAGTTTATATATAAATCCTACTAACAATTTCATTGGTATAAATGGCAACGTAGCACCAAAAGCATTTTTGCATGTAACAGATGGCACAAATAGTTATCCAACAGATTCAAATAATAAACTTGTTGTCGAATCAACTGGGCATACTTATATAGGTTTAGGTGGTGGTGATGCCTCCGATGTTGGTATTCATTTTGGTGATTCTACTAATGTTGCCAGAGGTCGTTTAGCATATATTCATAGTGAAGATGCTATGAAAATAAGCACTAACGGAGCTGTTAGATATACTTTAGATGGATATGGAAATGTCGCATATAATTCAACAATAGAACAATCTAATGGTACTTGGAGGAACTTTGGTTTTGGTAGTTTGAAGATGTTCGGTAGAGCTAATGATTCAAACCCTGATGGCGGTATTGGAACTAACTTTTATTTTACAACAGCAAATGCAGAGTTAAGAGCTTCGGCTCATGCGGCAAGTAGAATATGGTTTAATGATGATCAAATAAATTTTGATAATGCTGGAACTGGATTAATAGATTCAGCAATTACTTGGAACAACAGAATGTTTATAAATGCATCTGGATATGTAGGAATTGGAGCAACGACTGCAATTGCTCCGCTTCATGTTGATGCTAAAGATACACCATATGATGATGCTAATGGATTGGCAATATTTCAAGATAATGGAGATAGGGAAATAGTTATTGGTGGCTTGGGTATATTTAGAAGGGACGAAGATGGTACCGCCGATTTAAGAATAAATTATATAGGTTATAATGGTGGTACAACTCAACCAAGAGATTTCGATATATACGATGGTAAACATGCTAGAATTGCTAGATTTGATGGGTCAACTAAAAGAGTTGCAATAGGCGCACATAACCCTGATGAAACATTGCATTTAAAATTAGCAACTGGTGACCCAAGAATAAAATTAGAAACTGGCGGCGGCGGTGACCCTGGTATTATATTTCAAAGTGCTGACAATAGAACTGGTGAGATGTTTTTTCAAGATGGTTCCACATCAGGTAGATTCAGTTATGATCATTCAAATGAATCATTTAACTTGTATGCACACAATCAAACAAGTATTGATTTTCATGTTAGCGAAACATTGGCATATTTTACACAACAAAATTTAGTCATTGGTAATACAACATCAAATTATGATTTTGAGGTTTATGGAACAGATGCAAAAATGTTTGCACATTATACCAGTAATTCAAGGGGTGGAATTGCGGCTTTTTCTAGTCAAAGAATAGCAATGACTACAACATCTGTAAATGACAATTTAGTTTTTGGTTATAATAGTGATGAAAGTTCCACATCAGCAGATTTTGTTGAGAGAATGAGAATTGATAATGGAACTGGTTTTGTTGGAATAGGCGGTGTTACAAATCCACAAGCACTTTTATCAGTAGGTAGTGGGTCGCTAGCAGATGGTAATATACCAGTGCAAATTAGTACATCAGGAGATGGTAGTCAAAGATGGTTTGGCGTAAATAAAAATGGCAATTATGGCTTATTGCTAGGTTATATGGAGAATAATGGATTAGCTGGAACTGGTGGTTATATTAGAAATATTACAGAAGATCCTCTTTATTTTATGGTTAGTAATAGTGATTTGGCTATGACTATTGCATCTAATAAAAATATTACAGCAGAGGAAAGAGTACAAGTTAAAACAGCTATAAGTGTTTTTGGCAATAATGTAACTGATATTGGGGCAACAAATTCACCAACAACAACATCTGTCAATATAGGAACTTATATAAATAGTTATGGTTTTATTGATATATCTTCAAGTAATGCAAATGGTGGTTGGATTGATTTTAGTAATGCAAACGGAACTGATTATGGTGGTCGTATTAGATACAATTTTACAAACAATAGAATGTCATTTTCTGCTGGTACTGGTGAAAGTTTTCAAGTAAATGTCGGTACAACAACAGCTTTAAATACTCTGGAAGCGGCTCAAGCAACATATTCTGCATTTATAGGTGGTGCATCTTTTAGCTGGGGTGGATCATCTGCATACCCTACTATATATGGTAGTAATGCAGACAGATGGGTTATGTTTACCTTTCCACATATTGCATGCTTACAAAATGGTGTTAATGGGCATACTGGAAGTACAACTGGTGCTAAAATAAGGTTTGCCTCAAATCCAGCCGCAAGTAGTTCATGGGATGCTGGTGTTGATTTACAATATAATGCCGCTGATAGGTTTAGTATTGGTAGGCAAGGTGCTTTAATGTTAAATATTTTACCACCAAATTCAACATACTCAGGTTTAGCTAGTAGGGATTGGACAATATTTGGAACTGGTTCAAGAGCTGCTGGTATTGCTATTAATGATGTTGCTGGTGCTAATTATGCTATTCATGGAGGCGGAAATGATTTGACATTTTCAAAAAGTGTTAATGGAACATCTTTAGCAAATGCATTAGCTATATTAGGTAGTAGTAATGCTGACTCATCACCTGATGTTAAAGTATATAATGATTTAACAGTAGATGGAACAGCATCAGTCGGCAATGCGGCTACAATTACCTCAAATACTAGTTCTAGGGTTTTATATTTAAAACAACAATCTACAAATTCTGGAAACATAGTACAGTTTCAAGATCAAAGCGCCAATAATACATGGGAAGTTGTAGGTCGTAATAATATATTTTATATATACAATAATATGAATGGTCAAGGGTTTGCCCTTTATATTAATCCAGCTAATAACTATATAGGCATTGACAAGGCATCAGCTAGTTATAATTTAGATGTTGAGGGTACTATCAGAGCTACAAGTGATGTTATAGCTTTTTCAGATAAAAGAGTAAAAGAAAATATAGTCACTATTGATAATGCTTTAGATAAAGTTACTAAATTAAGAGGTGTTACATACACTAGAAAAGATAAAGATGATAAATCAACTAAAGTTGGTGTAATTGCACAAGAAGTTTTAGAGGTTTTACCAGAGGTTGTTGAAAAAGATGATGAGGGAATGTACTCAGTTGCTTATGGGAATATGGCTGGTGTATTTATTGAAGCTATAAAAGAATTAAAAGCAGAGGTTGATAGTTTAAAAGAACAATTAAAAATAAATAATGGCAGTACCGGGTAGTGGAACATTATCAATGCTAGGATTATCTAAAGAAAAGGTTCACGATGACTATTCTTCGAGTAGTGGTATAACAAACCCTATATCAATGTACGACTTAGTAAATGGTGGGAACACTAACGGCTCTGGTAATTCTTATGACACTACAAACACTGCTTCCCCACAATTTCCAAATACAGCCGTAGCTCATCAAATGAGTGAATGGTATGGTTATGACCACGATTATAGTGCACAAACAATAAATGAATTTAGCTGGTCTCCATCAGTTACTGGTGTTGGAAACGGTGATAACGGAACAAATGATATTGGTCACGCAAGCAAGTCAGCAGCTTGTTCTAGCACAACTACAGTTGGAAACTGCACTTCTATTGGTTACACAGGCACATTAGGAAATGGAACTACGTTATACTTTTTGTATTCTGACTGTGATCTGGATACTGTTTTAGACGCTAACAATAGATGGATTAAAATAGGTAACTATGGGGGTGGTAATGGTTGTAATAACGATGTAACAGCAACGTATACCGATTATGTTATGCAAGTAAGCGACTCTGGTATCGTTTCAAACTTTCAACAATGTGTTTCTTTAACATCATACAGCTCGTCTATAATGGGTGTGTTTAATGCAAATTGTAATTTCAACGGTACTTTAAATACAATGAATCAAACCTACTATCATGACGGTAGTGGTCAATACCCAACGGCAGGAGATACCTGTTATTCTGACAGTGCAGGTACAAGTGTGCTAGCAGCAGGATATTATACAATACCTCCGTCAGCAAGTGGTGTTGGAAATAGAACATATATAAAAATATCAACAAATCAAGGTATTGTGGATACAGGTTACCCACAAATGTGTTAAATTAAATTAAATGAAAATAATATTTTGCATCCCTGGAAGAAATTTCAGTAATAACTTTTTAACTTCATGGACAAGGCTTTTAAAGTATTGTGAAAAAAACAATATAGAATATGAACTAAGTAATGGATACACTTCTATAGTTCACTTGGCTAGATATTCCTGTCTTATGATTAACCCTGAAAGTACTTGTAACATTTGCTTGAATCCATTTAGTGAAACTACTTATGATTATATAATGTGGATTGATTCTGACATGGTATTTAACCCTGAGCATTTTGAAAAACTTTTAAAAGCAAAAAAAGAAGTAATTACAGGGCTTTACAGAATAGAAAACACAAATTTACTTGGTTGTTTTGATACTAATAACAAAAGAATAGACGTAGATTATATAAAAAACAATTCAGGTGTTATAGAGGTTTCTTTTTCGGCTATGGGATTTATGCTTATCAAAAGAGGTGTTTATGAGAGAATGCCTTTTCCTTACTTCAGTGTTCCAGGAGAAAGTGGTATGCTGTCAGAAACTTTAAGCTTTTGTCACAACCTGTCTAAATCAAACATTCCAATATACGCACACCTAGATGTAGTTGTAGGCCACGAAAAGCCTATGATAATATAAATAATTATTAGTATATTTGTAAAAAATATTAGTTATGGCATTACAAGGAAGTTATACATTTAAAGGAATAGTTTTATCAGAAGCATATTGTAATATATCAAACTTAACATACAGTAAAAGATACAATGTAGATAGAAATTTAGTTTCTTCTGCTACATATAATAGTGACGGTACTATAGAAAATGAAGCTGTTTACGAAAACGTTTATACACCTATAATTGGTGGTAATTTTGTTTTAAACGTACACAAGGACTCTTCTTCAAAGGAATCAAATCCACAGGAAACTATAACTGTAAAAAATTATGAATTTACACCTTCTATTGCTGATGATGCTGATAACTTTATAGTACAAGCATATACTCATCTAAAATCTCTAGATGAATTTGATGGATATACAGACGTATAAATAAATAATAATTAAATTAAATAAAATGGCAGAAAATAAAATCTCTGAAGAACACTTAGAGGAATTACAATCAGGTGTTTCAAAAATTAATCAAGTAGCGTTACAAATAGGTAACATGGAGTTACAAAAGCACGGACTTTTACACCAAGGGTTAGAACTACAAAGTGACCTTAGTAAATTCCAAGCTAAACTAGAAGAAAAATATGGCAAGGTATCTGTAAACATTCAAGACGGAACTTACGAGCCTATAGAAGACAAACAAGAAGTTACAGAAAAATAATTATGGAAATCCGCAAGATTTCTATTGGGGCAGACTATAAGTCTAGTGCTATGCACTATATAGTAGGTCAATATATTCTTAACGGAACTCATACAATACACTTAATAGATTACAAAAAAGAAACTGAGTCTTTTGTTGTATGGATACAAAAAGGAGACGAGGTTTTTGCATGGAAAGAGTTCAATAAAAACATACCTGTCTCTATTGAGTATAATATAAATTTCTAATGAAATCTCCATTTTTTTTCCTTATAAAACCCAAAGGAGAAGCTTACAATAATGAGATAGAATTAGCAGGAGAAAAAATAATTATAAACTCTACTGTAGAAAACCACATCAATGTAAATAGGTTTGCTGAAGTAATACAATGTCCTTATACTTATAAAGGAAAAATTAAACCTGGAGACACATTAATTGTTCATCATAATATTTTTCGTATTTATTATGATATGAAGGGAAGACCTAGAAAATCCCCAAATTATTTTAAAAATAACATATATTTTATAGACCCATATCAGTTTTACCTGTATCATGATTGTGAACATTGGAATGCTGTTGGTCAATATTGTTTTGTAAAACCTATTGAAAAAGAAAATTCTTATCTTTATGAAGAAGGTTCTGAAAACCACACAGGTATAATTAAATACTCTAACAACACTCTTGATAAATTAGGTGTAAAAAAAGGAGATAAAGTTAATTTTACAAAGGATAGTGAATATGAGTTTCAAATAAACAATGAAACTTTATATAGAATGAGGACTATTGATATATGTACTGTTCTAAATTGATTATGAAAGATATAAATGATATTAAAAAAAGAATTATAAAAGCAGGTCATGAAGCTGTAAATCAACTTATAAGAGTTGCAGAAGAAGAAATTATTAAACCAGACCCTGAAGATGAATTAGCTGCAGATAGATTAAAAAATGCAGCGGCTACCAAAAAGTTAGCAATATTTGATGCTTTTGAAATACTAACAAGAATAGAAGAAGAAAATAGTTATATTGAGAATAAACCATTAGAAAAAGAAAACAAAACTTTTAGTGGTTTTGCTGAAAGAAGATCGAAGTAATGTATGAACAAACTTTATATTCTGTATTAAAAGATGTAATTCCTACTAAGGTTTTAAAATCAAAAAACAAATCGAAGTCATGGAAATATGGTTATAATAAAGAGTATGATATTATTATAATAAGCAAAACAGGTCAAATAGGACAAGTATATTCAATTCAAGGCTTAATTATTGCATTACCTAAAGAAGAAGATGTTGCTAACACAAAAAAATGGACTAGGCAAGAGTATCCAAAAGAATTAAAAAGAATTAATAATATATTTGATTGGAGAGATTTACCTGATGATTTTAAAAATAAATGGCACAATTACATAGATAATGAGTTTAAAAAGCGTGAAGAAGGTTATTGGTTTACTAACAAAGGCATTCCTACTTATATTACTGGCTCTCACTATATGTACTTGCAGTGGACCAAGATTGATGTTGGGAAGCCAGACTTTCGAGAAGCAAACAGATTATTCTTTATTTTTTGGGAAGCGTGTAAAGCAGATCAAAGGTGTTATGGAATGTGCTATCTCAAGAACAGACGTAGCGGTTTTTCGTTTATGGCATCCGCAGAGACAGTTAACTTGGCAACCATATCTTCCGATGCACGGTACGGGATATTGTCCAAATCTGGAGCCGATGCTAAAAAGATGTTCACAGATAAGGTGGTACCAATATCGATCAATTATCCATTCTTTTTCAGACCCATCCAAGACGGTATGGATCGCCCCAAGACAGAACTCGCGTACAGAGTACCCGCTTCGAAATTTACACGAAAGAGACTCGAGTCTAACACCAAAGTTCAAGAAATGGTCGGACTTGACACCACAATCGATTGGAAAAACACCGGTAACAACTCCTACGATGGAGAAAAACTTTCACTCCTCGTTCATGATGAGGCAGGAAAATGGGAAAAACCCGAAAACATTCTTAATAACTGGAGAGTCACGAAAACCACTCTTAGACTTGGATCGAAAGTAATAGGAAAGTGCATGATGGGCTCTACATCTAATGCTTTAGATAAAGGAGGGGAAAATTTTAAAAAACTCTACAATAATTCTAATGTCTTAGAAAGAAATAAAAACGGTCAAACACAATCTGGTTTATATAGTTTATTTATTCCTATGGAATGGAATTTTGAAGGTTATATTGATGAGTATGGATATCCTGTATTTGACACTCCAGAAGAAGATGTATTTGATAATGCTGGAGATATAATTGATACAGGTGTTTTAGATAGTTGGGATAATGAAGTAGAAGGTTTGAAAAATGATTCAGATGCTTTAAATGAGTTTTATAGACAGTTTCCTAAAACAGAATCTCATGCTTTTAGAGATGAATCTAAAAATACAATATTCAATCTTAGTAAGATATATGAACAGATAGATTACAATGATTCTTTTGCAATTAAAAGTAATATTTATAGAGGTAATTTTTATTGGAAAAATGGTGAAAGAGATAGTGAAGTTATTTGGGCTCCAGATAATAAGGGTAGGTTTTTTGTTTCATGGATACCTTCAGGTCAAATTATGAACAATGTAATACAAAGAGGGAACTTAAAACTACCAGGAAATTTACATATGGGAGCTTTTGGGTGTGACTCTTATGATATATCAGGTACTGTGGGAGGTGGTGGTTCTAAAGGTGCTTTACATGGTATGACTAAGTTTCATATGGATGATGGCCCTACAAATAGTTTTTTTCTTGAGTATATATCAAGACCTCCTACTGCAGAAATTTTTTATGAAGATGTGTTAATGGCTTTACACTTTTACGGAATGCCTATATTGGTAGAAAACAACAAACCAAGATTATTGTATTATTTAAAAGAAAGAGGATATAGAAGATTTTCCCTTAACAGACCTGATAAACACAGAAATGCCTTGTCGAAATCAGAGAAAGAGTTAGGAGGCATACCCTCTTCTCAAGCTGTAATATCTGTACATGCTGAAGCTATAGAAGGTTATATTGAAAACCATGTTGGTGTTATTAATGATATTGAAAATCTTGATTATGGTTCTTGTGGAAATTTGTATTTTAACAGAACTTTACTTGATTGGGCTAATTATGATATCAATAATAGAACTAGATTTGATGCTACGGTTAGTTCAGGCTTTGCTATAATGGCAAACCAGAGTAAGCAACGGACAAACATACAAAAACATAATCAAATAAATGTTAACTTTGCAAAATACAGTAACAAAGGTTCTGTTAGCGAAATTATAAAATAAACATGATAAACAAACCAAAGTTCAATTCTGGAAGTGGATTTCCAAATCAATTTGCACCAGATGAAGAAAAAGCTAGTTTAGAATATGGCCTTCGTGTAGGTAGAGCAATAGAGTCTGAATGGTTTTCAAGAGATTACGGAAGTTCTTTATATGGAGAGATACGATCAGAGTTCTTAACTAGGAGATTGTATGCTAGAGGAGAACAGCCTGTTGAGAAATATAAAAATGAATTATCTATTAATGGAGATCTTTCATATTTGAATTTAGACTGGACTCCAGTTCCAATAATTCCAAAATTTGTAGATATTGTAGTTAATGGTATATCTAATAGATTATACGATATTAAAGCGGAAGCAGTTGATCAGTTTTCTACTATTGAAAGAGATAATTTCAGAAATGAATTAAGAGCAGACATGATGGCGTATGAGCCATTGAAAATTATAAAAGACAATACAGGTGTAAATGCTTTTAACTTTGAAGAATCTGTAATTCCTAAATCTGACGAAGAGCTTGATCTTTATATGAACTTAAGATACAAGCAAGGTGTAGAGGTTGCTCAAGAGACAGCTCTTAAAACAATTCTAGAAATTAATGACTATGAAGAAATTAAAAGAAGAATAGATGAAGATAATGTTGTTTTGGGATTATCTGTACTTAAACACGATTTTGACATACATGATGGAGTTAAGGTAGAATATGTAGATCCTGTAAATTTTGTTTATTCACAAACTGAAGATCCAAATTTTAGAGATTGTTATTATTTTGGAGAAGTAAAATCTGTACATGTATCTGAATTAAAAAAGATAAATCCATATTTAGAGCAAGAGGAGTTAGAACAAATAGCTAAAACAGCTTCAAGATATGATGGTTATAGAAGTACACAAAATTTAACATCACAAAGTGGATTAGATAAATCAAACGTTTCTTTATTATATTTTTCATATAAAACCGATAAAGAGATTGTATATAAAATTAAAGATGGAAGTAATGGTGGTAAAAAAGCGTTAAAGAAGGATGCTTCTTTTAATCCACCAAAAACAGAACAAGCTAGATTTAAAAAAGTAGCAAGAAGAATAGATGTTTGGTATGAGGGTGTGATGGTTTTAGGAACAAATACTTTGTTAAAGTGGGAGATGATGAAAAACATGGTTAGACCTAAATCGTCTTTTCAAAAAACTATACCTCCATATATTGCGTCTGCAATAAAAATGTCAAAAGGAAGAATAGACTCTTTGGTTAAAAGAATGATGCCTTTTGCAGATCAGATACAATTAGTCCATTTAAAACTACAACAAGTTGTTTCTAAAATGATACCAGATGGTGTCTTTATTGATGCAGATGGATTAAACAGTGTTGATTTGGGTAATGGTGCTTCCTACAACCCTTCTGAAGCATTATCGATGTATTTTCAAACAGGTTCTGTAATTGGACGTAGTTATACAGAAGACGGTGAATTTAATAACGCTAGAGTGCCTATTCAAGAATTAACAAGTTCAGGTTCTAATGCAAAAATATCTAGTTTGATCAATATGTATAATTACCAACTTAGTATGATTAGAGCTGTTACAGGAGTCAATGAGGCTAGAGATGGAAGTAAACCAGATCAGTACGCATTAGTGGGAATACAAAAGCTAGCTGCATTAAATAGTAATACTGCTACAAAACATATTGTTCAATCAGGTTTGTTTATTACAAGGAAATTATGTCAAGCTTTATCTTATAGATTATCTGATATTTTACAGTTTTCAAATTTTGCTGATGATTTTGCAAAAATGATTGGTAAGAATAATTTTAAAATATTAAATGATATAAGAACTTTACATTTACATGATTTTGGAATATTTATAGAGTTAGAGCCAGATGAAGAAGAAAAACAACTTTTAGAGCAAAACATACAACAATCTATACAGGCACAAAAAATAGATTTAGATGATGCTATAGATATTAGACAGGTTAATAATTTAACACTAGCTAATACCCTTCTTAAAATAAAGAAACAAAGAAAGGAACAAGAAGATATGAAAAGGCAACAAGCTAATATGCAAATGCAAACTCAATCTAATGTTCAATCTACACAAGCCGCTTCTCAATCGAGAATGCAGGAGTCACAAATGAAGCTTCAAGGAGAGTCACAGTTGGAACAATTAAAAAGTCAATTGGATTTACAAAAAATGAAACAAGAAGCTGAAATCCAAAAAGAAATGCTTCAGTTGAAATATCAGTTTGAATTACAGTTAAAGCAAATGGAGTCAGAGAACTTTAAAAACAAAGAATCTTTTAAAGAAGATAGGAAAGACAAGAGAACTGAAAAGCAAGCAACACAACAAAGTAAGATGATTGCTCAAAGAAAACAAGATTTACCTCCTACAAACTTTGAAGAACAAGAGGAAGAAGCACAAGACCCTATGGCTAATTTACTACAAAACATGGATCAAAAAAACATACTATAAATTTAGTATTTTTGTATAAAAATTTAATTTAATTTATTATGAGTGAAGAAATCAAAGCAAAAGTCATTGAAGATAATTCAAATGACGTAGATTTTAAGATAAATCTACCTTCTGCAAAAAAGGAAGAACCTGCAGAAGAAGTGAAAGATGAAGTTGTTGAACAAGAACAAAAAGAAGTTCAAGAAACTGAAACAGAAGCTAAAGAAGAGGTTAAAGAAGAAATAACTCAGGAGTCTGAACCTGAAGAAAAAAAAACAGAAGAAAAAATATCAAAAGAAGATGTAATCAATCAGTATTTGTCTGATAAGTATAAAATTGATTTAGATTCTTTAGATAACGTTCTTAAAAATAATGAAAAAAAGCAAGAGCTTCCAAAAGAAGTAGAAAACTATCTTGAGTATAAGAAAGAAACAAAAAGAGGTTTAGATGATTATGTTAAGCTACAGCAAAACATAGATGATGTAAACGAGGAAAATTTACTTAGAAATTACTATAAGGAAAATAATCCTGGTCTTGATGATTCTGATGTAGACTTTTTGATTAACGAAAAGTTTGCTTATACAGAAGACAGTGACAATGAATATGATATAAAGAAGAAAACTCTAGCAAAAAAGCAAGAATTATTTAAAGCTAAAGAGTATTTTAATAATTTAAAGGAGAAATACAAAACTCCACTTGAGTCAAGTGACGAGAATGTGCCAGAAAATTATAAAGAAGCTTTCAAGTTTTTCAATAATTATAAAGAAGAGTCAGCAAAGCAAGAAAAAGCAACGCAAACTCAACGTGAGGTTTTTCAAGAAAAGACTAACAAGTTTTTTAATGATGAGTTCAAAGGTTTTGAATTTAATTTAGGAGACAGTAAGCTTACTTATAAACCTAAAGATGTTAATGAAATTGTAAATAAAAACAGCGATTTAACAAACTTTATAAACAAACACGTTGACGAAAACGGATTGCTTAAAGATGCTGGTAAATATCATACAGCTCTTTCTATGGCTATGAACCCTGAAAAGTATGCTAAGTTCTTTTATGAACAAGGTAAATCGGATGCGGTTAATGAAGTTGTAAAAGACGGAAAAAACATAGAAATGTCTGTAAGAAATAACGTTGATTCTTCAAAAAGCGGAACTCAATTCAAAGTATTGCAAGATACGGCGAGTTTTAGTTCTGGATTAAAAATTAAAAAACGTTAAACATTAAAAAAAATTATTTAAAATGGCACAATCGATTAATTTTGCTAACGGCTCAATAGGCGGTAGCACATCATTGACACCAGCACCAGGTAAGGCGTTAGGAAACTCTAACTACCTTAGTAATGCTGATTACACATTCGCACAACAATATCTTCCAGATTTATATGAAAAAGAATTTGAAAGATATGGAAACAGATCTATCGCTTCTTTCTTAAGAATGGTAGGCGCTGAGATTCCTTCAAGCTCTGACTTAATTAAATGGAGTGAGCAAGGAAGATTACATATTCAAGCTTCTGGTACTATTACAGACTTAGATACTATTGCTGTAACAGGACATAGCTTTAGAGTTAATCAAACTATTATTGTTTCTAAATCAGGATCTCAAGCTAAAGCTTTAATTACAGCAGTAGCAACTGATTCTATTGACGTAGCTACTTTTGCAACTAAAGATTTATTACACGTTGCAGGTACTGACGGAAACGGACCTTTTGATGCAGCAGATGCTGTAACAATTTTCGTTTATGGTTCTGAATTTAAAAAAGGAACAAACGGAATGGACGGATCTCTTGAAGCTGATTTTGAAGCTAAAGAAAACAATCCAATCATCATTAAAGATAAGTACGAAGTAAGCGGATCTGAAATGGCACACGTTGGGTGGGTAGAAGTAAGCACTGAAAACGGAGCAAACGGATACTTATGGTATTTAAAATCTGAGCATGAAACTAGATTAAGATTCGAGGATTACCTAGAGACTTCAATGGTTGAAGGTGAACCAGCTGCTTCTGGATCTGGAGCTTTAACTGCAGGTTACAAAGGTACAAAAGGTCTTTTCTACGAAATCGAAAACAATGGTAACACATCAAGTGGAGATATCGGAGACAGAACTGATCTTGAAAACATTGCTAAAGTTCTTGATAAAGAAGGAGCAATTCAAGAAAATGTATTATTTGTAAACAGAGATACATCTTTTAAAATCGACACAGTATTAGCTGCTCAAAACAATAGTGGAGCATCTACTTCTTCTTATGGTTTATTCGATAATGATGAAGATATGGCTTTAAATCTTGGATTTACAGGATTTAGAATCGGATATGACTTTTATAAGTCTGACTGGAAATACTTAAACGACGCTACTACTAGAGGTAATATTGGTGGAGTTGATGGTATTTTAGTTCCTGCTGGGACAACTACTATTTACGATCAAGTATTAGGAGAAAATGCAAAAAGACCTTTCTTACATGTAAGATATAGAGTCTCTCCTACTGAAGACAGAAAATACAAGTCTTGGGTAACTGGATCTGCTGGTGGTGCATCTACATCAGATAAAGACAATATGGAAGTTCATTTCTTATCAGAAAGAGCTTTATGTACAATGGGAGTTAACAACTTCATGTTGATGCAATAATAACAAATGGGGAGGGGCTTGTCTTCTCCCCTTTTTTTAATCTAATTAAATTTTAATAAAATGGCAATACAAACAAAAAACACAGGATATTCTGTAATTCTACCTAAACTAGAAAGAAAACAAAGAATATTTATTTTAAAAGGTGACAAGACACCTATAAGACATATGATTAATGTAAAACATACGTCTTCTAAACCCCTAACATATTTTGACGGACAGCTTAATAGAGCTTTGAGATGGGCTACGAACCAAATATCTCCTTTTGTTGATGAACAAGACGGAATAGCTACTATTGAACCTATTACATTTAAAGACGGTAAATTAATTGTACCAGATTATAACCTTAATCTTCAAAAGTTTTTATTAATTCACCCTGATTTTAATAAAAGGTATTATGAGTTTGACCCAGAAAAAGACGCACAAGAAGATGTGCAAGACATGGTTTCATCATTAGATGCACAAGTTGCGGCAAAAGATATGGATATAAATGACCTAGAAGCAATAGCTAGAGTTGTTTTAAAAAATAAAAACTTAATATCAAGAATGACTTCTTCTGAACTTAGAAGAGACATGATTATATGGGCTAGAAATAACTCATCTGAATTTATGGATCTTTTAAATGATGAAAACTTAAAGCTTAGAAATATAGCTGTAAGAGCAGTTGAAATGAATGTTTTACATATTAAATCAGACAATAGAACTGTAGTATGGGGAGATAACAAGAAAGAAAAAATTATTGTTGTTCCTTATGGTGAAAACGTTTATTCTGCTTTAGCAGTGTATTTTAAGACTGATGAAGGTCTTGATGTATTACAAAATATTACAAACAAATTGTAATATCCTTAGTTATTTTTATATGCAAAGAAAAGAGGCCTGAGATATGACCTCTTTTTTTTTATTACTTTTGTAAAAAATATATCCTATGATAAATAGCGTAAGAAACACAGTTTTATTTCTGTTGAATAAAGACAATCGAGGATACATTGCTCCTTCTGAATTTGATTATTTTGCAAAACAAGCTCAGTTAGAAATATTTGAGAATTATTTTTCTGATTATTCTAGAGCTGTTTTATTACAAAATCAAAGAAAAAGAGCTTTGGGATATGGAGATAGTGTCGTACAAATACAAAACAAAATAGACCTTTTTGCAACAAGTGCAACTTTACAGTATACTGATGTAGGTTCTGTAAGTGTTGGTGGTGAAGATGATTATTTTTCTTTTCCATCAAATTTATACAAGCTTATTAATTTAACTTATAATGGAAAGGTATTACAAGAGATACCAAAACACAAGTTTGATATGATTGTGAACAGCAATCTTAGCTCACCAACTGTTACTTATCCTGTATTCAAAAGAGAAGGCGTAAAGGTTTTTGCAAGACCTTTAAGTATTTATTATACAGCCTCAACTCCACAGAATTCTGAAATAGCTTTAAAATGTAATTATATCAAAAAACCATCAGATCCGCATTGGGGTTATAATACTATTTCATCAGATCCTGTTTATAACAGTGATACTTCTGTTGATTTTGAAATATCAAGCTCCGATGAGACAGAGCTAGTAATAAAGATATGTAAGTTTGCAGGTCTGAGTATAAGAGAAAAAGAAGTATTAGAGGTTACCAATGCTATAGAAACTCAAGAATTTCAAAAACAAAACACTTAATTAGATGCCAAAAATAGGACAAAGCATAACGCAAAGAGAATATTACCAAAATAATGGTAGCGACCCTTCAAGTGAAAACTGGGGAACTTATCAGTATTTGTTGTTAGAAGACATAATTAATAATTTTTTATTAAGTTATGTAGGAGACGACAAGGTAATTAACAAAGTAGATAGAAACGAGGTTGTATTTCACGCTAAAAGGGCTATACAAGAGCTTAATTATGATGCTCTAAGAGAGGTGGTCGGATTTGAAATTCAAGTGCCTGAAACGCTTAAGGTTCATTTGCCGCATGATTTTGTTAGTGCAGCAAAAATATCCTATGTAGGAGACGATGGAATGACACACCCTATTCCACAAAATTACAATTCTAAAATTACAGATTCATATTTACAAGATAATTCTGCTAGTAGAAATATTTTAATGGACAATGATGGTAATGCTTTAAAAGGTACTGCTATAATTGAAGATAATTGGAAAGCTAACACAAATGACAAGTTAACTGAACCAGACTCTTATGCTTTAGGGAAAAGATTTGGTATAGATACAGGTTCTGCTAATCATAATGGAAGTTATCTGATAGACAAAAACAAGGGTTATATATTATTCAGCTCAAACTTAAAAGATAAAAACATAATTATTGAGTATGTTTCTGATGGTTTATATGGTTATGCTGATAGTGAAATAAAAGTACACAAACTTGCAGAGACTTTTATGTATGATTATTTGCAATCTACTATTTTAAAATCTAAGTTTGGTGTTCAGGAGTATATTGTTAGAAGAGCTCAAAAACAATCTTCTGCTTCTTTAAGAAATGCAAAAATAAGACTGAATACTATAAAATTAAGCGAACTAACTCAGATATTAAAAGGAAGAGATAAGTGGATTAAATAATATGAAATTAAGTAGTAATTTTTCAAAAGGAAAACTCAACAAAGATGTTGACGAAAGGTTAGTCCCAAAAGGGGAATATACTGATGCCTTAAATATTCGTGTTTTAAACTCTGAAGGTTCCGATGTTGGAGCTGTAGAGAATGAAAAAGGTAACACAAAACTAACTTTTAATTCAGAGTCAGACAATCCTATGTGTATTGGATCTGTTTCTGATGAAGCTAATGAAAAAATATATTGGTTTGTTGTTAATGATTCAGGACACTCTTTTATATATGAATATGATGTTATAAAAAAATTTAGTGCAGTTGTATTAGCTGACACAAGATCTGGTGATGATCAAGTTTTAAATTTTAATAAATTAAATAAGATTACAGGTATAGATGTAATTTACAATATAGTATCTAATAAAAATTTATTATTGTTTACTGATGGTATAAATCCCCCAAGAAGTATAAGTATTGAAAGAGCTAAAGGTTATGGAACAAATAATTTTGATGAAGACGATATAAATCTTTACAAAAAACCACCAAGAAACGCACCTACAGTTTCACCTTATAATACGCCTAAAATAGACGAAAACTCTGTTAAAGAGAGGTTTTTTTCATTTGCGTATAGATATAAGTATTTGGATGGAGAGTATTCTGCATTATCTGCTTTTTCTAATTATCAATTTATTCCTGGTAATTTTGATCTAGATTTTAGCACCATGGAAAATAAAGCTATGGTTAATGTGTTTAACGCATATAGAATCAAGTATAACACGGGTGATAAAAGAGTCACAGATATTCAAATATGTTTTAAAAACCCAAAAGAGGGTATTGTTTATGTTATAGATAACATTAATAAAAAAGAAAATTATTTTGTAGATAATGTTGAAAAAACAATTTCATTCAGTAATAAAAAAATATATAGAGCATTACCTAAAGATGAAATAAATAGAATATTTGATGATGTACCTCTTACTGCAAAAGCTCAAGAGTTTATAGAAAATAGATTAGTTTTTGGAAACATTACCAGTCAGTATGATTTGCTAGAAAATGAAACTGATACAAATGTAATTAGAATTGATTATAAGGCAGAAAAAGTATCATCTCCTCAAGAAGGAACAGAAGGTACTACAAGTATTGATAATACAGAAAGGAAACTAACTTTAGACCTTACAAATAAGTCTTTAAGTAAAGGGTCATATCTTTTGATCGGAGCAGATTTAGCTTCTGATGAGGCAGGAAGCTCCCCAAATACATATTTTGACGGAACTTTTACTGGAAACAACGCTATACAACTAAGCAAAACATATTCAAGTGCGAGTGAATTAGCAAGCTCTGATGATTTTGTAGAGCTTCTTACATATCTTACAGGTAACTTTGTTCAAAATGTAAGTTCAACTCCACCACCAAATAATTCTACAACAAGTTATGGAGAGTTTTCTGTAGATTCTTCAACTTCTACGAGTATAGTCTTACTAGCTCCATCTATAATTTACGTTGATTCAAGTTCTACATCTTTTACAGAAAACTTTGAGTTTCAAAGTGAATCTTTGTACACATTAAGACCTTCAACTAATAATTTATCTTTAAAAAGTAATAGAAGCTATGAGTTTGGCTTAGTTTATTTAGATAAATATGGTAGATACTCAACCATTATACCAACTACAAGCACTGTAGGAAACGATTCTTCTGAAATATTTGTACCTGTTGAAAATGCTGTAGACATAAATTCTGCAAAACTCACTGTAAATAACAAAGCTCCGTATTGGGCAGATAGATTTAAATTTTTTATAAAAACAAATAGAAATTTACACTATAACATATATAGTACGTTTTACTACGAAGATGGTTTATATAGATGGATTTTACTTAGTGGTAATAATATTGGTAAAGTAGAGGAAGGCACTAATTTGATTGTTAAATCTGATGACAATGGCCCATTGAACAGAGAGGTAAAAGTAAAAGTTTTAGAAGTTTCACACAAAACTAAATTAGATGAAGAGGTTAAAAGATATGATGGAGATGATGCTGATGAGGGCTGGATTGAAGGTAATAAAGATGCTTTTGATAATCCTATAAAAGAAAGACCAGGCGTTTACATGAAAATAAAACCTGTTGGATTTTCTATGGATTTTAACCCATATAATTATGCAGAGTACGAAGGAAGCGATAGAATTCCTTGGGGTCTTTTTAGTTCATCTAATCAAGGGTTTGCTAAAGTAACATTACCTGAAAAAGATGAGTTTGGATTAGCACAGTATTTAGATGGATCCAATTATGTTAATTTGAACATAACTAAAGGTAGTATTATCAATATTAAATTTGATGCTTGGGAAAGACAAGATGCCGAAGGCGATGATTCTAAGTATTATGAGAAAGAATTTATAGTTTCGGGTGACTATACAGGAGACGCCACTACATCAGGATTTGAAAAGTTTATAATAGAAGAAACGGCTTGGGAAAAACCAGTAGGTGAAACTTACTATACTGATAAAGATGAACAGTTTTATTTAACATTTAGTAAGACAGGGTCAGGGTCTGCAACTAGACACAGAGTTAATGTACAAACTACTGAGTACACTAGACAAACAGAAACAGGGTTTTTAGATGCTAAAATAAACCTTATGTTAGTTGAAGGTATTACAATATTTGAAACAGATCCTGAAGATTTAGATAGTGATGTTTACTATGAAACAGAACAAACCTTTGATATTGTTAATGGTTTTCATGTGGGTAACACACAAACACAAACTTCTTCAGTTCCTGGAATATGTGATTTAACTATTGGTAATTGTTTTTCTTTTGGAAATGGTGTAGAAAGTATACAAATTAGAGACGAAAGATTATCTCCTTTTTATGATTTAGATTATAGACCTAATTTAGCGTTACTTGATGGATATAAAAGGGTTTATTTAAAAAACACTTTAATATATTCACAAAAATATAATGCTGAGACAAGTTATAACTCCTTGAATGAATTTAATTCTTCAAGAGGTATTAAAAAAACATTAGACAGTAAGTTTGGGTCTATACAAAAACTTTTTTCTAGAGAAACAGATTTAATTGTTTTTCAGGAGGATAGAGTTTCTAAAGTTTTGTTTGGAAAAGCTTTGTTATACAACACAAGCGGTCAAGCTTCGCTACAAAAAATAGAGGATGTATTAGGGCAAGATGTACCTTTTAGTGGAGAGTATGGTATTTCACAAAACCCAGAAAGTTTTAGCTACTATGCAGGAAGAATGTATTTTGCAGATTCTTCTAGAGGGGTAGTATTAAGACTTTCTCAAGATGGAATAACTCCTATATCTTATTTTGGACTTAAGTCTTACTTTAAAAACAATTTATTTGAATATAAAAATTCATTTAATATAGGTGGTTTTGATCCAAAGCATCATCAATATGTATTATCAATGAATCAATCTCCATTTGGAGTTGTAAATGATCAGTTTGAATGTGATTCAATACTTTCTAGAAACTTTACAGAAGCTTCAGAAACTTACACATATGAATTAAATGCAGAATCTGCAGGAAATGTTACTGTGGCTTACGTTGCTGGGGGAACTTTTAATGCAGTAGTTACAATAAACGGAGTAACAACAAGCAATAATTCTTTAACAGGATCTGGTAACTTTACTGTTGCTTTTTCTGATTCAGATATTGCAGCAAACAGAAAAGCCACTGTAGTTTTAACTTCTGTATCTGCAGGAAATGTTCAGTTAACACATTCTTGTCCAGTAGTGGCTACAAGAAAAGTTACTATTATAGTAGTCAACGACCCGGCTGAAGAAAGTGAATCTATTATTAACAGATATAAAGTAGGTTCTAGATCATATTACTTTGATGAGGATGTCTTTGATTCTTCTGGTGTTACTAGAAACGAAAGTTTTACAGAAGCTAAGGGTTCAGAATATGTTCCTAATAATGGAGAATCAATAACAATGTCTTCTTTAAAACAAAAAGGATATCATACAGGAGATTTTAACACATGTAATAGATTAGGCTATTTAGTCTCGTCTTCTTCTAATCTAACTGTGGATAATATAATAGCAGCTGCTACTTTCCCTACAGTTACAAAAACTGATTTAGCTGATTCTGAAGATAACAGTATTACGTTTACATTTACTGAAAGTTCATCGACAGATAATTTATATTTAGTATTTGATTATATTGACGTATTACCAACGGTAGTTGACGATACTGTTACAGGATTAGCTAATAATGCTTCTACTACAATTAATGTTTTATCTAATGATACCGTTTCAGGTACTCATACAGTTACAATTCATTCATATCCATCTTTTGGGTCAGTGATTGTGAACGCTGATAAAACTATAACATATGATCATGATGGATCTGCAACAACCTTTGATTCGTTTCAGTATAAAGTTACAAAGGAAGGAGCTTGTTCTGCTATAGCTACTGTTGAAATAGGTATACTTGCTTCTGGTGGTGGAGGTGGTAACACAGGGCCATATCCAGTAACTTTAGAGTACGGTAGTATAAGTTGTGCTTCAGTTTGTAGTAATTTTCCAGGAGGAAACTCAGGAACATTTTATGTAGATGTGGGTAGTGCTCAATCTGGAGGTGTATTTGCAATATCTTCAAAGATATATACTGATTCGGATGGTAATAATCCTGCTCCTGCGTATTTTTATACTGATGGAACAGATTGTAGACCAGTATCAGGACAAGGTGATTTAGGTGTAACAACAGGATGTAGTTAATTATGGCAACAACAATAACATTTGACGAAATAAACAATGCATGGACATCATTTCATTCTTATGAACCAGAATGGATGGAGAGAATAGGTAATAGTTTTTATTCATTTAAAAACGGAAACTTATACTTGCATGACGATAATGACACAAGAACTAATTTTTATGGAACAAGTTATGGTTGTCATGTAGAGTTTTCTGCAAACGACGGACCCTCTGATATAAAGCTTTTTAAAGCTGTTTCATTAGAATCAAACGACACAAGTTGGTTTGCTACTTTAGATACAGAATTAGAGCAAGGAGCTATAGGTTCTAGTAGTGACTTGAAGTTTCAAGATAAAGAAGGTATTAAGTATTCTTATATTAGAAGATTATCAGGAGATACATTAAATTTTTCAGAACTATCTATACAAGGATTAGGTAATTTACAATCTATACCTTCGTCTAACAACTATACTTTTTCAAACGCTATACCAAATCAAGTACAGTTTAGCGATCCAGATACAAACGCTGGAGGAGATAGCTTGTATTTCAATGATGGGGCAACAAAACTTGTTGGAGTTATTGATACTGTTTCAGACAAAACTATTACTACAGTATCGTCTACAAACGTACCAAGTGTAAATGATTTTTGTTTTGTTGTTAAAAATCCAGAGTCAGAATCTTTTGGATTAAGAGGATATCACGCTAAAATAAAACTAACAAACAATTCTACAAGTTTCGTGGAGCTATATGCTGTTAATTCAGAAGTTATAAAGAGCTACATGTAATTTTTGTATATTTGTATAATTAAAAAAAAACTATGTTTACAACACTGGGACTTATAACTGGAGCTGCAGGAGCTATAAAAGGATTTATGGGTGGAGCTCAGATGTCTTCAGACGCAAGAAAAGGCTTAAAAAACTTTGAATATCAGGATTTAAGTCAAGGCGCTTTTGACACTCTCAAACCTTCTTTAAAACAAGAACAATTTGCTTTACAACAAATAGGACAACAAAGATCAGGTCTTGTTGATGTGGCTGCAGGATTATCTGCAAGTGATGCTATGGCACTATTAGGAGCTGGTGAAGAACAGATAGGGCAGAAAGAGTTAAATCTTTTAAATAAAATGATTGAAAAAGAGTCTCAATTTGATGTGATGAGAGGACAAGACTTTCAAAGAAGAATGCAAATGCAGGAAGCTAGAGATCAGCAAGAGTTACAAACTTTAAGTCAACAACTTATGGCAGGAGAATCTCAACAAGCACAAGCAATACAAGGACTTGGTCAAATAGCCACGGCATACGGAGTGGCTGAACAAGCAAAAGCAGCACAAGACGGAGATAAAGACCCAGAAAAAAAATTCAGAGAAACAGATTTAGGAGGCTTATTATTGGGAAAGAATAAAGGTGAAGGTTTAGTGGGAGGTTTTGGATCTGGAAAAGGTTTATTAGGGCTTTTAGGAAAAGGTGGCAAAGGTTTGTTTGGACTGATTAGAGGGTTGTTTTAAAATAATAAAAATAATATGGCATACAGAGGAGGCGCATTAGTAAAACCAGTACAAGTAGATTACGGATCAGTAGCTAAGATTTACTCTGCAGGTATGGCTAAGGTTCGAGAAATTAGAGAAGGTGTTCTTAAAGAAAGAGGAGAGCAAACTGCTGCCCTAGCTAAAGCTTCAGATTATGTCGTCACTGGTATTCAGGATCTAGATAACTTGTATATGAAAGCTGGTCAGTTGGCTAGAACTAGAATGCAAGAACTTATAGGTATGAATGATAGAGGTGAGATTTCTAGAAGTGAACTTACTGCCGCTTTTGCAAGAGAAACATCAGAGGCCTCAATTATAAGCAAGATGCCTGAAATAATGAAAAAAAACATAGAGGAGGTTGATAAAGATGATAACCTTTCTTCTTTAACTAAAGATCAACTTACTAATGTATATTTAAATGATGTAAACACTAGAGGGTCTTATGTTGATGGTAATGGAATGAGACAAGATCTCAAACATACTATGGATATTCAACAGATAGGTGGTCAAAAATATATGGTTGCTAATTATGAAATTTACAACCCTGCTACAAAAAAAACAGAAGTAAAGTCTGTTGTAAAGCCCTTAAAAGATGCTGTAAACCCAAATTATGTTAAATGGGAAAAAATAAATGACGAACATACTGTAAAAAAGATAAATAATTTTTCTAATATGCTTGGAGAAAGAAAATTTATCGATCCTGATGGTAATCCTATACAATATAATTTGTTACAAAAAATTCAAGATGATTATTTAGCTGTTAGAATTGAAGATATTAATACATTTAAAAACACCGTAGAAACACATATAAACTCACAAGATGAAAAATTTTGGGAAGCTTATGCGTATGAGCAAATGCAAGTAAGAGCTCCATGGCAAAGCGGTTATTCAGGTCCATTAAAACAACCCAAACTTGATGCAAAATTTAAGGGAATGTATTACGACAAGGAAGGAAAATTGATCGAAGTAAATGAAAAAGATGATGTTTTAGGATTTAAATTTGATGAAAAGGGAGATATTAGCTTAAAAGAAGAAACATTAAAGCTTGCAAAAGCTCATTATAGGTCAAAAGTTTATTCAGGTCTCAAGATAAATCAAGAAATTTTAAGATTCAAAGAAGGTGATGATGTTCCAGTTGTTGGAGGTAATGATTTATCTGAAGCCTTTTATAGAAAATATGAAGATAAATCTAGTAAATCTAAGTCGTATGATCAAGACTGGTTTAGAAGTAGTGTTCTTGGAGAATATATAAACAAAGCTGATTTTAATAAAGAAGGAATACCTGGTGGTTTAAAAAAGGAGTCGTTTGATCAAGAAATGGCAGAAAAAGGTTATTCTATGCAATACCCTAAAGGCGGAAGCGCAATAGATTCAAACTTAGAAAAGATTATACTAAACGATGACGCAATGTTTAACGGTTTCAATGTTCCTGGACAACAAAAGAAAAGTGGAAAAAAATTAAATGAATTTCTTAACATAACTTCATCAACAGGGTTAAAATACAATAACATTAACGGTATTATTGTTGTAACAGGAATAGAAGGTAATCCACAAATATTTGTAAGCGGAAATGCTACTGCTTCTAAGAAAAAAAGTAAAGGACAAGGAGACTTGACTTCTGAAGAACAAACAAGCACAGTAGATATTACAAATGCTATTTCTAAACCACTTTCTAGTCAACAAATTACAAAACTTTTTGAACAAATAAAAAATTATCCATCTTTTCAAAATTGGGTTAATTTAAGTGGTAATAGTAAGTTTAACAAATCTGAAAATGCTTTTGACGCTGTAGTTAAATTTGCAACAGAAGCTTTTTAAAATATAAATTATGATTGTGAACGAACAAGTTAACGAACAACAAAGTGTTTTAGATCCAGACCCAAAGGTAAACATTCAAAAAGCAAAGGATTTTATAATAAAGCTATATAAAGATGGAGGAAGAAAAATTGATGAAAAAAGAGCTCTATTTTTTGCAAAAGATCCTAATTTAAAAAACAATATTGAGGATATATACAGAAGTTCTGGTAACTACAACATTACTCCAAAAGACAAGGGTTTAAGCATATATAACTCTTTCTTATACGAAGAAGAAAGCAACGATGTTGTTGATGAAAAAAAAAATCCAGTCGTCAGAGAAGATATCAATATTCCTGGAATATATTCTTTTGGAGATTCGAAATCACAATTAAAAGAAAATAAACCTAAAATTTTTACAGGCAAAGAATTGAATAAAATTACAGGTCAAAACCCTGTTGTAGAATTTAACGATCCGTTTCCTACATCAGCAACACCTATAGATCCTGACCAGCAAGAGATTCTTAAAGAGCCATCTGACAACAATGGAACTTATTTTGATTTTTCAAAAGGCTCTTATAAGGAAACTATTAAAAACATTCCGCAAGAAATATTCACACAAAATGAAGAATATGTTGTATCAAGTTTGTCTGGTCTTTTAGGAAATTATGGCGTTACTATAAAAGAATCTGGAATTTTTGACCAAGTCATAGTAACAAATGCCGAGAACAAATCAAAAACTTTTAATCTTTTTACAGACGCTTATAAAGCAAAACAAAGACTTCAATACTTAACATCTGGACTTTCAGAAAATGAAATTACAGAAAAAATAAATAATTTAGAAAAAAATAGATTTATACAGTTTCAGGAGTTTTTAACTTCATCTTATAGAAACGCTATAGACTTTAGTTTTTCTACATTTTCTAATGCCGATATTAATGACTTGCCTCAAATCTCCTCTGATTGGTTTGGAAATAATATTATACCTGAACATGAAGACATGAGAAGTATTGTTAAGTTTTTAGATACTGGTAGATCAATTACAGAATACACTGCAGGAGGATTTAATCAAGAATTATGGGAATCCGATTTACAGCTTGCTAATAAGTTGATGAGCAAAAGAAATAAAGAAATTCTTAAAAGAGCTAAAAAGAAACTTAGAAGATCGGGTTCTGGTTATGGAGAAAGAGATTTGGTGGATCCTACAAGGCTAGCTAAAAAAGAAGCAAATGAGTTAAAACAAAAAATATCTGGAATAATATCAAGATATAATGACACAAAAGAAGTTGTTGCTGAAGATTTTGGAAACATATTAAATGCAACTGGAAAGTACAAAGAAATAAATCTAAACGACGCTAATTATTTAAACGCACTACAAGATTCAGGAATGAATATTTCCGATATGCCTTTAGATGCTATTAAAATAAATGGAAAAGCTTCTTCATTAAATGATTTAACTAAAAAGCTTTATGACTTCAATCAACTACAAGAAGTAAGAAAAGGAAATATAAAGATAGAGATAGACGATCCAAATAAAGCAGGTCTTTTAAAAGGATATGTTCAAAAAGCAAAAGAATTAATAAGAACACAAGAAGCTACAAGAAACGGAATATTTGGATGGCAACCAAATCCTGGATCAGCATCAAGTGGTATACTAAACTGGATGAACCAATCTTATGAAAATGTGGAAAACTTTGTTCAAGGCGCGGGATTTTCAGCTTGGGAATTAGGAGTCAATACTGCATACATAGCTTATGATAGTTTAAAAGGACTTGGTGTTGATGAAAAAACAGCTGAAGCTATTGTATATGGACAAACCGGACTCCCTGGTATAAATAATTTTAGAAAAATAATAAACCCTGAATTTTTTAACAGAGTCAAATCTGAATATATTCCTGTATACGATGGAGATTTAGTTAAATCTCAAAGCGCAGGTGAGTTTATATCTAAACTTGTAGACCCTGTAGCAAATTCTATGGCTAGCACAGGAGCTTTTATATTAAATCCAGCTTTTGGATTAAGCTTAGTAGGTGTTACTGGTTATGGGGGTAATTTACAGTCTTATGATCAGCAAATTAGATCTATAAAAGAAAAAAAAGCTCAAGGATTGTTTTTGACAGAAGAAGAGGTTAATCTAGAATCTATGTCCAATACAGAAAAAAGATTAACTTCTTTATTAAAGTCTGGAGTTGAAGTGGGTTTCACTAGTCTATTTACTTTTAAATACTTTAAATCTTTAAAAAAATCCATACCAAAAGATAAAACATCTTTTGATGTAAATGTTTTTTCAAAACAATATTCAAAGCACTTTAAAGAACAATATGTAAGCATGTTCTCAAAACTTACAGGAATAGATAAAAAACTTTTATTAAACGAACTTTCTGAGGAACAGTTGATTGCATTCACTAATTATGGTATAGAAATTGCCGCAGGTAACGAAAAATTTGATAAAGATAAAGCTATTGAACTTTTTACTAAAACAGGACTTGCAACTTTAGGAAGTACAAAAGGTATTTCTCAAGCATTAAGGTTTGCTAACAAAAGAAGACTTAAAAAAGCAGCAGATGGATTAATATTAAACAACTTAGCTGTTAAAGGTGAAAATGAGATTCATATTGAAAGCATGCTTATTGAAAGTCAAATAAAAGCATTTGAAGATGAGTCAGCTGCTAGTAAAACTTCTTTAGATGGTAATGTTGAATATGAATCTTTGATTAAAAGAAGAGTAGTTATAGATTCTGAAATTAATAAGTTTAAGGAAAGAAAAAAACAATTATTAAACACAATGTCTCAAGGAGACAAGATTTCTTTTATAAATAAATTAGCAACATTAGAAGAAAAAATTAAAATATTTAACAATACTGACACTACAGAAGAAACTAGAAGGTTGATTTTAGATGATGTAGATAAAATTAAAAAAGAAATTAAAGACGAGTTGTCAAAATATCCAAGTGAGCTTTCTTATTATTTTGCCGACGATACTATAAAACTTAAGTATGATAATCTAGCAATAAAAGCTATACAAGAAGAAAAGATACAAAATGGAGAAACAAGTTTTACAATAGACTCTCAAGATCCAAAAGTAAAAGAACGAGCTTCTAAGTTGTACTATGAAGATATATTGGAAAATAAAAAAGAGTTTAATAACGAGGTTTATGCTTTTGGTTTTCAGGGATTGTCTAATAGAAATAACGATATAAATAATTTTGTAGAAGATAGTGAGGTTATTGATTTTGATTTAAGCTCAGCAATTAATCAACAAAAAGGATTAGGACAACCAGTTGATTCTGATCAGACTCAAACACCTTTAGAAGATGATTTAGAATTAAATAAAGAAGAAAAAGACGATGACAAAAAAGCTGTAGTAATACCACCTGTTACACCTATAGTAATTGAACCAGAAGTAGAGTCTATTGAAGACCCTGTTGTAGTTAGAAAAAGAAATATACTTGAAAAATTAAACCTTTTTAATGCAGATGGAAATTTTCTCAAAACTTTACCAATTACACAACAAAAAGTTATACAAAAATATTTTTATGATTTAAAAAAGGGTAATATTCCTCAGTATGGAAATGTTGAGTCTATTTTGAAATCACATGAAATCGCAACCAGAATGGCTGCTGATTTTTCAGAAAAAATAAAACTTTCAAGCAGTGGTAATAATCAAGGCTTGGCTATAGATTTGTTAGCCGCTACAAATAATTTGGCACAAAATATATACGCAGGTAAGTTTATACCTGGCGGTTTAGATGTGTTAACAGCTGATGTTTTAATGCAAATGATTGTGAAAGACAATGTAAAAGGAAAACCATTTTATGATTTGGTTCAAGAATCTTTGAGATCAACAGCAGAAGGTCAAAATAAACCTCTTATAAAAGCAGCACAGGAGCGTTTATTATTTGAACAAGAAGTTTTAAATTATAATAAATTATTGTTTAAAAATGCTGCTGCAAAGGGAGAAGACGTTACTAAAATAAAAGCAGCAGACAAAAATCCTAATAGTTTAGTTAATAGTTATGAGCAATTTATTTTAGCTTCTTTACTAAGAAAAACAGGAAAAATAGACCCAAAGACAGGTTTAGATACTGAGTTTATTAGAATTAAAAGTTTAATTCTTCAAGAAAGAAATAGAGCAAAACAAGAATATGAAGACAAAAAAGAACAAGATTATAAAGATAAGTATGATATATGGAATAGTTTAATTAAAAAACTAGATATAGAAAACGCAAAAAATTACAAAGACATTTCAAGCAAGGCTTTTTCTTTTAATGTAAATGCAGTTGAAAGAATGAGATCAATGTTTGAAGAAAATTATGAAGGATCTGTGTCTAGAATTAGAGATCATGAAAATGGAGATAAAACATTTTTTAAAAAAGGAAGCTACATACCTTTATTTATGAGGGGAACAGATTCTTCAAAAATTAGTGATTTTTTTGGAGAAAACTCACAAAGCTTAAATTCAAGCTCATTAAAAGACAATACAGGCGTAAATTTATTAGATGAAAACATGAGACTAAGTCCTGGAAATTTTTTTAATAGTGTTTATGCAGCAAACAGAGGGGTGAACATGGAAATAACTGCATTTAAGAACTGGCAAACATTAGGTAATCTTTTAGACAGCAAAGTTTTTAATAATTTATTTGAACAGAGTAATCAAAAAGATAGGTTGTTTAATGCGCTAAAGAAAAGAAAACAATTCTTCTACGATGATGTAAGAAGAACAAACATGAAAGATATAGACATTACTAGTCCAAAAGGAGGTGGAATGAAATTGTTAAGCGACGTTGCAAACGCTGCTTACGGTAGTATTAGTGTAGTTGCTTTAGGTAGATTTGACCAGGGTTTTAGTCAGTATAGTAGTGCTGTCACCGGTTCAATGCCTTTATTCAGAAATAAAATAGCTAAAGAATATGTTCAACAAAAAAACATTTTATATACGACTTTTACAAATAGCTTGACTAATAAAACTTCTACTGATGGTGATATTAAAAAAAGAATACAAGGGTTGTTAGGAAGTAAAGATTTACAAAATTTATATTCAAAGTCAAGAACAGGTTTTAGAAATTCAATATTATCGGAGCTTGCTATAGATCAAAATCAATCATTACCTGCTGATTATTATGCAGGTGCTTTTAGATTAGACAAGGATAACCCTGATTATAAAAGTTTGTTTTCAGATACAGCAAGATATACTTTTGATCAAGTTATAAATCTTTTAAACACATCTAATAATTTGTCTTTAAATTTTTGGCTTGCAAATGGTGATAAGCTTGCGGCAAACAATGTGTTTGAGGCTCACTATTTAGATTATAAAGTTTCTAAAGGAGAAAAATTACCTAAGGATATGAAATTATGGTGGGCTGAACAAAATAAAAATCCTGATCTTGAAGCAGTGAGACACGCTGATTACAATATTGCATTGGTCATGAGACAAACAGATGCTGTGAGTGAGGCTGCTTTGTATCAACAAAATGTAAGTGAAGGAAAAAAAACAGCTATTAGAGCTGCTATTCCTTTTCAAAAGTTTATATTAAATGTTAAAGCAGATATTACAAATCAAATTTCTGTAATTTTAGATCCAACCATCCCAGAAGAACAAAAAGATTTTGCTAAAAAAAGATTGCAAGGTAGAGTTAGAGAGATAATGTCTTTTAATATTATAAAACAAACAGGAATGGCTTTAAGGGTAGCTGGTTTTGGTGGAACTTTAGCATTAGCGTTGGGTGTAGATATGGATGATATAGAAAAACTTGGGGGGCAAAATAAATTAATAGCCCAAGATTGGTTGCCTGTAATATCTGGCAATGAACAGTTTGATTTTAGTAAAACTTCTAAACAAAATGCTGAAAGTATAGAAGATTATAATATAGCCGTGGAAAACTACAAAGTTCTTTATTCACATGCTGAAGCAATGAATAAATTTAGCATGACGTATGAAAATAAATACATTGCTAGACAAAAATATGGATCAACGGAAAGTGTTTTAAAAGATTTAATTGGTACAATGAATCCTTTGCCTAGAGTCAGTTTTGCAGAAGACGCATTGATTTTGTTGGCTAATGAAAAATTTGGTACAGATATAAGTGAATTTATTTCAAGTGATATTGATAAAACACAAACCATAGATGGTTTTATAGACGCTGCGTTTGATAATCTTGGTATGCTTAGTATTGGTGTGGAGCAGGCTCGAAGTATAATGGCAGCAAAAGAGTTATATAGTGATGGTTCATATAGTAAATACGCAGGTGCTTTTGGAACTCAGACAAGTTATTTAACGGCTAAAACTCCACAAATGAGAAAGGCTGTAAATGAAGCTGTTCACCAGTTATTTAAGTTAAGATTGCTGGCTTTAACTATGCCTGGATCACCAAGAGCTGAGCTAGACAAAATTGCTGATGGATTAGAAAGAACTATTGAACAAAGATTTACACAATCTAATCCAGATCCAAATTATATGTTATTATTAGAAGGTGGTCCATTAAATAAAGAAGACTATGAAAGATCTACCTTAAATCAAATGAAAAAAGCTAGAGAATAGTTTCTTTTATTATTCTAATCACTTCTAAGCAGTCTTTCTGGTTTCTTGGCATAAGTAACACTGGATTTATACTATTAAGCGTTAGATGGCGTTTAAACAGCTTCCATACCATTGGAAACCTTTCGTTTGGATTACCTTTACATTCAATTATAAATCTAGGAGGGTCTTGTACATCTACAAAGTCAGGAGTATATGTTATGGGCAATATTTTTTTAAAGCCTTTATCGTGTAGGTATTTTTTCTTTGGGGTTTTTTCGTAAGAAGAAAAAGGCAACTCAAATCCGTCAATGATTGTGAACTTGTGTGATTCGTATCCAGCTTTTATTTTGTGAGCCTTCAAAAGTAAATACATGTGAGACTCCAGCTTTGATTGAAATTGTATTCCATCAATCTTAGTTTTCTTGTGTCTTGTAATTTGCCTGTTCTTTTTTTTATATCTATTCATCTACGTCCTCTAAATATAAGTAAAATGCACTAGATATTGAAGGTAATTTCCATAAAGCTTCAGTTATGTTCTTGGCATATATATTTAAATTTGCGTATTTCTTTTTTAAAACACCTTTATTTATTTCTTCTGATAATACAGGGACATACTTTTTAATATCATTTATACCTGCCCAATATAAAACACTATTTACATTTTGTTCTATTTCTTCTTTTTCCATCAAATACTCTACAGCCATTTTATTATCTACGTTCAAGTCTTTTGAAATTAAATAAACATGATTGTCTTGGTAGGTTAAGACTTCCACATTTCCATCATCAAAAACATATATATAAACAAAAGAGTCTTTTAAAATTTGTTTAATATCAATATTTTTAATTATACTTCTTATCAGTCCTAATTCTTTTTTTTCAGGATCTTTGTTGATGAATATTTTGTTTCTATAGTTCACAACATAAATTTATTAAAAAACCCCCAAAAAATTTGAGGGTTCTTAGGGATGAAAACTAAAACAGTGATATTTGAATATATCGTTACAAATATAATAATTTTATTCTTCATATGGGTTCTCATCAAAACCATATTCATAATTAATTGTTAACACTGCAAAGTGTAGTTTCCATGTGTACCAATTCTCTTTTTCAGTAGGGTCATAATATTCAAAACCAACGATAAGACCTTCATGTGGCCATCTGAAAACGAAAGAAACCATTGTCCATTCCATACTAAAAAAGATGTGTTAACCTAGCCACTTGTCCGTGTTCTGGATGATGTAAGAACCCTTCTATTGCTTTAGGTGCATGTTGATAACCATTTCTATGGTGCCAAGAGTCTGCCGAGCTTGGACTTCTTAATGATTCTACTGTAACACCGGCAAAATCTTTAGAATTTTTATGGTGAACATGATGAGTATAAACGTATCTGTGTTTACATTTTGACCAGTTATTTTTAGATTCAACAGCCATAAGTAAAGGAAGATCTCCTGTTTTTGCGCCGTCACCATGAGTTGTTCCTATTAGATTATTTCCGTAAGCATAATATTTTCTATGAGATATACTTACATCAAAACTAACTTGTGTTGATTTTCTAAACCAACTTCTTATTACGTCAGCTAAAAAGAATCCGTTAGTATAATCATGGTTTGAAGGATTATAAGTTACATGGAGATCCGCTACAGACATTAACATTTCTATAACTTCTATATAAAGTTTTTTAGCTTTTAAAAAGTTATCGTACCACATTCCGTCTGTATCTTGTGGAGTTCCTGAAGTTGTTTGTCTTTTAGGAGTGTCAATGTGTAGTATGTCATTACCAATAATTAAAAGAACCTTGTCTATAGTATATCCAGAAGACTTATCTAATATACCCTGGACACCCTCTTTAACTCTTTTAACAGCTATTTCCGTATTGTAATCCTCTCCTGTTTCAAATGAATCACTAAGTTTACCTATGTGAACATCGGCAGGGTCTATAACTAATAAATGTGCATTTTTAGATTTTTTTCTAACTATTTTAGGATAATTTGGAGAGTGTTTATCCATCATATCCATAATATCTTGTGAAATATCATGATAAGATATTGTTTCAGGTCTTACCTGTACAGAATATTCTTTTGTTTTATCCCAATACTGACGTACATTTTCAAAATTAATTCCTCTTTCTTCACAGTATTTGTATACTCCGAAATGCCTTATCTTGTTTAACTCTAGTTGCTGAACTCCAGAAAGCCAAGTTCTAAACTTGGTTCTTCCTTTTTCTGCTGGTCTTGGTGGTATACCTAAAGCTTCTGATTCGCTTTTATTAATCCAAATTCTTTTTTTACCGCTCATGTTTCCATACGTTTTTTAATTTCTTTTAAATCATATATAAGAGAGTTGATTGTGCCTTTACATTCTTCGAAGTCGCCGTCAGAGATTTCTTCAAAAGCATCGTTTAGTTTATCATGCATTTGGTTGAAGGTCCTTATAAGATATTTCTCTCTGTATTCTAAAGGCATTTTATTTATCTATTATCATAGATACTTTTTTAGGTTTGGTCTGAAATATTCTGATCCTTTCATTATTTTTCCATCATGTCTTTTTAAAACTTTTCCGTTTTCTAATTTGCTCATATTCGATTTATGAACTTCAAAAAACATATCTAAAAATTGTTTATCAATACCATGTTGAACTATAAACCCAGATAATACATAGAACATGTCTATAATACTATCACAGATTTCTACTAGGTCTTTATTTTCACAAGCCTCTAAGTATTCGTCTAATTCTTCTTTAAGTAAATTGTATTTTAAATTATATTGCTCTTTTTCAATTAAGCAAGGAGTCTTTGATATTGGTAGCCCAAAAGAACTATTAAATTCTTTGATTGATTTAATAATTGATTCTTCGTTGTTAAAAGTAGCCATTTCCAATTATTTACATGGAAATGTAGTGATTTTTTTGTTGATAATCAAGATTTCATTAAAAGTTTTTCTTAAATCCTCAATATTTACGTAAGAAGCTGTTGATTTATGAAGCAAATGAACTAGCTGGTGTATTAAGCCTTCGTCAGAAAGAATCTCTCTTGTAGGTAGATTTTTAATCCAACAAACGTAACAAGCAAAATGTAAAGCTTTTTGTGCATTTTCTATAAATGTTTTGTTGTCCATGATTGTGAACAGATCGTATTGTTTTTTTAATCCTTTAGTGTCAAGCAGGAACGTTTTGTTTTTGATCTTGTATTCTTGTTGCCAATTCGATATAAAGCTCTCTTGCTTTTTCTTGTAGTTTTTTTTGATCATTTTTTACGTTATATAGTTCTTTACCTTTTTTCTTTCTCCCTTTAAAATTAATTTCTATTGTCAAGTGTGTTTGATTCTGTATTACAGGATAAATTGTAATTCCATTGTCAATACAAATTTTTATTGCTTCGTGTATTTCCATTAGATTTCTAATTTATTAATTGTTTCAAAGTCTATGTCAAGCATTTGCTTTGTTTTAAACTTATTGTTTTCGTCAATCCAACAACTGTTATCCCATATAGGTATACCTTCTTTTAAAGTAGTATATCTACCGTTATTTACATCCCAACAATATGTTGTATGTGCTTGGTTTTCTCCAAGATTTGAAAATTTTACTTTTAAAACCTTGACTTTTACAGTTCCTTCTTCATAATCTCTATGTACAAGTATACAATGAGGACTCATATCATAAAATTCTCCACCACCTTTTACACTATAAAATGTAGGTTCCATTAATTTACCGTTATCGCTTTGTGGTTTTGTTGGATGAGCAACTAATATGCATATTACGTCATTCTTTTTACAAAAGTTATCTATTTTGTTTAAGTAAATATTTGTGTAGTCGTTTATTGACGCATTCAAATTGTCTTTATCTCTCACTTTATTGTATGGGTCAATAACTAAACATCTAATACCCATTCTTTTTACAAGTTCTTCTCCCTTTTTTAAAACTTTATCAAGATCAAATCCATCTTCATAATCTATAAAGAAAAAGTTTTTATTTACATGCTCCAAACACCTCTTCCATTTATAACTTTGTGTCTCTTTATAGTTTGGTGTTTCTCCATAAATTTTTCTAACAAGTTTGTCTACATGTAAGTATTGTGGAAAGTTTTCTGTTGATGCATAAGCTGTTTTCCATCCATGCAT